AATAGTATTCCTGCGAGCCCATACCCTTCTTTCGTAGCAGATGTATGTATTGATAAAAATGTCTGTCTTCTGATTAGACATCTGTCTCAAAAGTACTGGGTCAAGATAGTAGCGTGGAATATCAATGTCAGAACACCATGCTATTTCTAAGTCCTCAAACATCGGCAAGAAGCGTACAAGAGTTCCAAACATACCATGATGCCCTTTGCCATTACGAAATGCCGGACAATTGTAATGCAATACGCTTATACGCGGATACGCAGCAGCGATCTCAAGAGCATAATCTTTGCCTGTATCGTCTGTATAGATTCGAACTTCAAAATCAGAAAGCTGCTCTGAATATACAACAAACTTTCGCAGATTTCCAATATATTGCTTAAAATCACGATATGCTTCACCAACAGTAAAGAAGCAACAAGTCAAAACCTTTCGAGAAGGTGTTCCTTGCTTCAAAACATTTATCTCTATCTGGGACATACTTACTTAAGTTGTCGAATAAAAATGGAAACGATAACATCCAATATACATATAGCAACACCATGGACTTTCGATCAGCCTACATTGCCTTGATGGTAACACATATGAACGAGCATATGCGTCAAGCAGTAGCACTATACCAGATGATACAGCAGGCTGAGATGATCCCTCCGGCTCCTGTCACTGCAAATGTGACGGTGATGAACCCCGAACAGGGATTTCCGCCAGTTGACCTATCATTCCTGGACTAAAACGGATTTATCCGACTAAACCAACTTTTTACTACAAATGAACAAGATCGAGCAAAAGTTTCTCACTCTCGTTCGTTCGAATCGAATGCGGTCATTTTATACCGCACATCAAATACTGGACATGATCAGCACACCTGTTCTATTTGCTGCCGCAAATGAACTTGTCAATCGAGCAACATATCTGTACAACGCAGATCAGCCTGAAAAGGCAGATTATGCAAACCAGTTCGCAGGTCAGATCAGAGGACTTCTGAAGTCCCGCAATCAGAACGTTGATGAACTTGATGCGAAACTCGAAGAGAACTTACAGGTGTTTTAAAAAATACCAATTTTTAACCTCAAACAATACTAATGAGTAGCTATAAGTCTACTAACTTCAGCAAGTCATTGGATGACGTAAACAAACTCAAATTACACAACAACCAAGTAAAACAGTGGTACCTAAGGAATTTTTGTTCTTCTGGAAAAACCCTTCTTGATGTTGGTGTTGGTAGATTGAATGACATGAAGGTATGGAAATCATTAGACTTTGAAAAGTTTATTGGTATTGAACCAAGCACCGATTCACTTGCGATCGCAGAAACCAGAATTGAAGGAGACAAGGTTTCATTACACCAAGGAAACGCACAAGACGATTGGGGACCCTTTCTTGGCAGAAGAAAGGCATCTCACATCCTTTTTAACTGGACATTCCATTACGGTAACACAACTGAAGAAGACCTCAACAAAGTCCTAACAAACATTCAAAGGTATTCTGCTGCTCACTCCCGTGTATGTATGCTTGCGATGGATGGTGACAAAATCTTCAACAAGCTCAGGACAGCTGAATCTTTTACATATGGCCATTTTTCAGTAACCAAAGGAACATACACCGATCAAGAGCCCAAACTGTTTGGACAAGATGTTCTAATAAAGTTCAAAGGAGTATACGGTCTGGAAGAAGGCGTCAGAGAGTTTATAGTTCCTCTTGACAAACTTATCCAAGCAATGGATTCCATCGGGTTCAGATTGCTTTACAGATTTAACTTTCTGGATATATGGGACTCTGCTCGGGCCAAGCTTTCCCCAAATGGGGAGAAGATTTCAGGACTCTACAATGGCTTAGTTTTTGAAACAAAACCAGATTTGATGTCACTCCCAAACATACTCAGCCTATCAGACAATGTATACACCCGAACAGCTCCCAAGACATACATGAAGCCATGGTTTCCAACGCAAAACGAGATGGAATACATGCGCCTAACAACCTATTTCATCCCCAACCCTTCACTCTACGTTGCTATCTACAAAGACATGACACCAAATCTGGAAATTTTACAATCACTACAAACTCTTGAACAAAAATCATTTAGTTCATTCATGAAGTTCATGCCAGGCAAACTGATCAATGGTTTGCTGTATGAGTTTGACATAGACCAACGTGTCTCCGAAAACAAGCTATACTGCTTGCGCGTTTTCGTGTTACACAAATCTGGAAATTTTCCAACAGATCCCAGCATTATTCCTATACACGTAACGTCTAACATACCAGAATTCTTGGGTTCTTTCACAAGCAAAGAACATGACAAGATATTACACTATCAAGATCTTGATATGGTAAAAAAGCTTCACAAGACAAGACCATTTCACGGAGGGGGGTGGGATATTGCAGAATCATCTCTTCCGAAAGAGAGCTCTATGCCTAAAACATGGGATGTACTAAGTGGATTGTCTCCAAAAGAAAGGTATGTTTCCCTAATTTTCAGTGGAAGTATTCTGGAAATCTTAGGAACAACTGTAGCATCTGATACTGATATGATCGTTTGGAATGCAGATAACTCGCCTGCTTTAAACAACCTCAAAGATGTCGATGCCGTAGTGTGGAACGGTGCTCGGTACTTACCAGATGATAACAAACTGGATTACAAGGCTCAATGGTTGAACATTGATTTTCCAAAATTATATGGGGCCAGCAGCATGGAGCAAACGATATTTGATCCTAAGTTTCACTTCTATTGGAAAGGGCTAAAGTTCATCTCATTAGATGCTACGATCGCCAAATTAACAAGCAGAGCAAGGCCATCTGGGTACACGGATCTGCTCATGCTGAATAAAATTGGAGTTCCGATAAATTTCCCAATCACTGTTCCGGCAACCTCAATCATGCAAGGATACACATATAATTATACCACAAAGGTAGGCCAACAACAACTGCTCAGAACAATTCAGTTCTATATGAAGTCGTGGCACAACCAAACTATATCAATGCAAGACCTTCAAAAGAAACTTATACTTCCACAGACAGCCGGTTTTAATTCAAGACACAGTTTAGATACAATGTTTCCAGAGAAACATGGAGTCGACTACGACAAATTAAAAATGACAGAAGAAGGCGAATACAGCATCACCCGTCGTATGGACGGAAAACGCCTGCTTCAAAAGATGGCACTTGTCATTGGCCCGTTAAAGAAGAAACATATAACCGATCTCACAGGAAATGTAGGAGGCGATACCATCCTTTTTGGTCTGAACTTTAAGACAGTAGAGTCCATAGAATACAACAAAGAGAACTTTGATGCACTTGAAAATAATGTAAATGTATTTGGGTTAGACAACGTAAAACTACACTTTGGTGATTCCACCAAACTGTACAAGTGGTACACGGATGTCTTATACATTGATCCTCCGTGGGGAGGGCCTGATTACAAGGAGAAAGAAAACTTAGACTTATTCTTAGGAGATGTCAGAGTTGATCTATACATTAAAGACATCCTGGAAGAAGATTGGAGACCAAGCTACATCTTCATGAAGCTTCCAAGAAATTACAACTTTAAGCGCTTAGAAAACCTACCAAATGTCAAGCAAATACACAAGTTCACGATCAGAAGCTTCAATTGTGTTGCGTTAGAGATCAAATAAAAACGGAAGTAATTGTGATAATATTTTGATTAGTATCGACATGCCGCCCCCTCTCGAGAAGGCGGCAGCGCTCGGGCTCCTTCAGCTCAACCCCAAAACAAGGGTGGAAAAGACGACCAAGGCAAAAACAACGCCGAGAAGGATGTCGGACCAGGCTTGGTACGACATGCGCTGCGCATGCCTGGTAAAGGCGCGCGAGGCTCGCCTTGCGAAGCTGGCTCTGAAGAAGAAGTTCTGATAGGGAAAGTCCTAAAACGGATTTTTCCATTCCAAGCTTTTTCTTGGTAAAACAATACAATGGCTCAGTGCGTTGGCGTGAAGAAGGATGGCATTCGCTGCTCTGTGATGGTGATTGGGGATGCCCAGCACACACGGTGCGGGACCCATATGGCGACCCTTAACAAGGTTGGCCCAAACCAGATCCGCCGCGACGAGCTCAAGTATACTCACGCACGCCTTACAAGCGTGATTTATACCAATTTCAACCAGCTCTTTCGTGAAGTAGCTGTTGAAATGGGAGAATACGAGCGCCAGGCGCGCATCCGCGATGCGGCGCTTCGTGAGGAGGAGATCCGATACCAGCTGGAGCTTCACGCTCTGGAGGAGACGATTACTCGGGAGACCGAGGCAAATGGAGGCGTCAATCTCGATCGCCCGTTCATTGAGCGGGCACGAGAGCAGCGGCGCATTCGGCAAGATGCTCTGCGCGAACAGTGGCGTCGCCGCAACGAGCGGTGGCAGCAACTTAACCGAGCTCACGTGGCAGACGAAGAACAGCACGCACCAGCGGCTGTACTCGGCGAGCTGGCACAACTGGCACAAGACCGCCAGAACGTCCACACAGCTGTGGTCGTCGCAAAGGTCAAGGAGATGATCAACAAGGTCATCCAGATTCCAGTGCCGCCCGACTACCAAACGGACACACTGAAGACTTCGGGTGAAATCATCCTGGAGTGCGGGCTGTCCAAGCAGGCAGCCTGGCAAATGATGGCAAAATACTGCGGAGATGAGAATATCTACGAGCTTGGCCGCGGCATCTATGCGCGCGTGCTCAACTCGGTCTGGCAGTACATCAAGACATCACCCGACTCAGCAGATCTGAAGAAGATCCTCAAGGCGGAGATGCAAGACAATATTGGCATGTGCGCTCAGGGAAACCTCAGCCGCCTATGCAACATCCTCTCCGGTTACATGGAGGGGCTCAACGTGGACGTCAAGTCCAAGAATGAAATCATTGGCGAGCGACTTGCTCCGCTGATGGACATTGACAACGCAGACGAGCGGGCAGCAGCAGGTCGCCGCATCTTGGAGGAGCTCAACGTTCCTGTAGATGAGCGCGACATCTGGCTACAGCCTCTCGTTGAAGCGTAGATAGCCGAAAGGCAAAAACGTATTTTTAATTGTTACATAATTGTTCACTACATCATGGAGCGCCTGAAACAACTCAAGCTCTCTCGCTCTCAAGCGGCAGAGGCATACTCGATCAGTATGGGGTTTACGAGCCCCAACGACCTGTACAGGCTCCGATTCACAGAGCAGAAAAAGGCTCTGTCTCAGTTTGAGTGCAAAGCAGAAGTAGTCGCAGAACTCTGCGTAGTGAAAAACTTCCCGTCCGGCGATCCCTGCTGGATGTCAGAGTACATCATGCGCTACATCTAACATACGCCTTCGGGCATTTTTTACATTTCGATCACATCCCATTCGTCTTTAATAGCTGTCTCACCATAGCTATTAAATACAGAATGATGACTGATAATCAGTCCATTACGAACCTTCATTTGCCGAATAACATTCAAGGCCGCCTGAACACGAATCGCAACATCCTGCTCACTCTCATCCTCACCTCGTTCATTCAATTTATCTAAAACAATACGATTAATAAAGACCATCTTCTTTGAAAGAAGATCACCAATAGCCCTGCTTCGAGGATCAGTAGACTCTAAAACAACATCCACAACCACATCTTCCATCTTGTCAAAGTCTACGAGGTTCTTGTTGTCACTATCTACAGAGATCAGAATGACCGGCATTTTATTATCATTCTTACATTCCTTACGTGTAATTCCATTTTGGAAATGGATTTTACATCTCTGATAAGATATACAATAAAGATGGAAGTCCCTTGCTGTGCTTGCTGCGACTGGCAGATCTATAACGAAAAGGATGCATATTATTACGAACCTCTGGATCTAATCGTTTGTGAAGAATGCCATGAAGCTCTACAGAATGGCCCAGTAGAGACACCTGAAGAACCCGATATCGAAATGGAAGATTTGATGTCATCAATGACTATCTCTTAGGCGTATAAGAAAAGAAATACCTCATAAAAGCAGACGATTGCTTATTTTTAGATAATGTATCATATAGTCGAGCCTTTTTACGCATCAAATCAGTCAGCTCTTCTTGCTTACCCAAACATGTGATCGGTGTCAGCAATTTAAAACGACGTCTGCTTGAATTATTTGCAATCTCCATCAGCTTATGAGCCGTACAAACCAATCTCTGCCTGGAAGTATGTTCTACAAATTCTCTGTCAGCATACAACATAGCAAAAAAGAAGTTCAACAAGGTTGGAATAGACGCAACCATCAATCCAGATGGTAAGCGATGATAACTGTGACAAGCTATTGTTTCGAATACACGAACCAATAACTTATTGCCATGTACAATGTCAGCATGAGCAGGTAACAGTTCTCCATACTCTTCAAATTCCCTCTTCTTTGCTTCTCCCCGCCCAAAGATCCCAATAAGTTCCTTATTTATCCGATCGAAGTTCTTAGGCTCAACAAGCAAATCCAACGGTAACTTCCACTCATCCTTACCAGACTGAATCGTACTTGCGTTGAACCCCAGCAAAACAACCTCATTTTTTAGCATCAAAACTTCTAACTTTTTACGAATTTCAGGAGTCGCATATTCCTCATTTACTGCCTCATCGGATGTCGGACAAACAACTGGATACTCCTCATTCAACAACCGAATACGCTTATACACCTTAATCCAACGCTCAACATTTCCCATCGGACGAGACAACTCAAGGTAAACAGACATACGCAGAAAGTTAGGAGGAACATACCGAACACCATCCTTGATCACGCTGTCATTCCACAGCTTAGTAAATATCGGCTTACTCAGTGTACTAACATCAGCAACAGGGATGTAATCAGCAAATACCTTGAATGTACCCAAATGAACGCCTGGCTTTACTTGGATGTTGTCAAGTCCCTCTGCTGCTAAGCGATCAGCAATAAGCTTGGAATGTTCTTGCGGAGTCTCTGAATAGAAGTCATAATCGGGTACCTCCTTAGAAAAATCATAGAACTGCTTATTTTTTGGAAGCAAGTTATTGAGCGCCGTCCCCCCATATCCAAGTACACGATGTGTTTGCATAAATTTGTAAACAATTCCCATCATCTTTTTAATATCAGAATTGCCAGCAGTTGATTTCTGTATGATCTGCTGGGCAATGTTCGCAGCTTCTTCAATCTCCTCCATTGTTCATTGGAAACGAATTTATACTTTTGTTTTGTCTGCTGTCAATAAGGAAATGCCAAAGAGACCATCGCGTGAAAGTGCTAAGGAGCGCAAAGCGAGCGCTGATTTGACGGATGATGATAGGAATAAAAAGAGGCCTAACCGCAAGGCATCTGAAGATGTTGTTTGGGTTATTGATACGACTCTTACACCTGAAGACGATGATTCAGATGATTCAACATACGTTCCCGATGAAGATGAATTGCCCGGATACGAGGAATTTGTAAAACATATACTTCAAAACATTACAGTTGAACCAGCGAAGCCTCCTAAACGAAAGCTTAAGAAGGATGATGTAGAACCCGCAATTAAACTAACTGCAAAGGAAAGGGCATACTTTGATAAGCTTTCGATCGCAAAGAAGAAGGAACTCAATGAACACATGATTCGTATGAGAGACTTCGGAGCAGAGTCAGAGATTCCTCTAAAATTTCAAGTCATCAAGCTTCCAGTCTCTGAATATGTAAAGACAACCGTTCTCAAGAAGTTAGCCGCAATTGAAGATGATTCCGGTGAGTCCTACAAACTCAAAAACTGGATTGACGCCTTTCTTCGTATCCCATTCGGAAAGCACGTTCCTCTACCTGTCCAGCTTCGTGACGGAAGAGAGAAGTGCTCGAAGTTTATGCGTGAATCAAAGGGAATCCTCGATAAGGCAGTATACGGAATGGCAACTGCCAAAACACAGATCATGCAAGTACTCGCTCAGTGGATCGCAAGTCCCAAATCAATTGGTAATGTCATCGCCCTACAAGGACCCGCAGGTGTTGGTAAGACGTCTATAGCAAGGAATGGTATCGCTCAAGCCCTCCATCGTCCCTTCGAGTTCTTCTCTTTGGGAGGAGCTTCCGATATCTCAACATTTGTTGGGCATTCCTACACATATGAAGGTTCTATGTGGGGACGTATTGCTGACTCATTCATGCGGGCCAAGTGCATGAACCCAGTAATGTACTTTGATGAACTCGATAAGATTTCCGGAACACCTCACGGTGAAGAAATTGCGAGCATGCTAATCCACCTAACAGATAGATCACAGAACACACAGTTTCACGATAGATACTTTGCTGGTATTGACTTTGACGTGTCACAGTGCCTCTTCGTGTTCTCATTCAATGATATCAACCTCGTAAATCCAATTCTACGTGACCGCATGCAAGTAATCCACTGTGCTGGGTATACAGCAAAGGAAAAACAGTCGATATTAGAGGATTACGTTTGGCCCGATCTACTGGAACGCCTAAACTTCAACAAGGAAGATGTAACTCTCACAGATGAAGCCTGTAAGTTCATTGTTTCCGAATACTCAGCAAAGGAAGAAGGTGTTCGTACACTGATCAGAACCACCGAAGCAATAATTACTCGTCTGAATATGTTGCGTATCGCAGACGAGGAAACCATGAAGGATTATAAGTTTTATACTAAGGTTGATTTCCCACTAAGACTGAATGAAACGGTAATCAAGACTCTTCTTACAGACACAACCAGCAAAGATCCCGAAACATGGAGAAGCATGTATTCTTAAACAGGGAATGGTCCATCGGGGCAGCCCGGACAAATTTGTCTGGCAAACTTTAGCTTAAGACGGGTAGAATTGCTAAAATCAGTTGGATTCTTATTCTTATTTATAGCTTTTTGGTTAACTTGAGTAATGTAGTCAGAAGAACTATGGATTCTAAATCCATTGGGAATACCTGCTCCAGCACCAGTAGCAGGTGATACCTGTATGTAATGGGTATTCGCATTAAATACCGTGCTATTTAGTCCTTGGGAGCTCATTTGTCTAACAGTTGTTATTATTTGTTAGCTCAGCTTCAAGTTTTGACGGAGGAGGAGCCTTGATTATCACAACGTTTGCATTTGGTAGTTGAGGAACAACAATACTATTGCCTACGTAAGCTTTCACCAACGTGTAACCGGTTATAGTCTCATCAACATAAACTATACCTGAATCTGTCTGTACCTGAACAGTAACAACTCGGTCTGGTACCTCAGTCGAACACCCTGTAGTACCAGCCTTAAAGTCAGCATATTGATAACGATAACCATTGCTGTATAACAATCCCAGATCTACATTCGGATCAGGAATTTCCGGGGAAATAGCAACATCATATGCAGTTGAACTCACTCCTACAACTCTTTTGTTAGCTATAACCTTCGACGCGGGTGGAATAATCTGTGGCCGCGTATAAGCGGCAGAAATAGGAGTAACAATAGCAGTACTTGAACCGACCACAGGGCTGATCCCTGTTACAATGTATTGTGTAGTACTCAACTTAGAATTCGAAAACCTGACCATTTAATAAAGATGAAGCAAAAGTATTGTTATTACATCTTATTCGCTCTTGTGGCAGCCTTAGTATACATCTTTCATCGGAAGATAGAACATCTTACGGTCGAAGAGGTTGATGATAAAACAACAAAGGCGGTTGACAGAATTACAAAACTTGAAGATGAATATAGTTCAATCCGCACAACGCTTACCTCACAAGAAGAACGAATGAAGGCAGCAACCTCTCAAGCAACAGAGGCACAGGCCTTTCTGAACACACCTATTGATTAAACCAACTCATATCAAAATATGGCGGAAAGACCTGATCCTTCTCATTTCCTGTAGGAGGCGCCTCACGAGCTCTACTAAGGATATCACTCACAGTCAATACCTGCGGATGATACTCTAAACGAACAATCTTACCCGCAAATCCCCCACCAGGTGAATTCAGAACACTTCCAGAATTCTGCTTAGGTAACTGGGTTAAGATATGGTGAGCATACAAGATTCCATTGATATATACATCCACTGCCTCTTGGTTTACGTTGATCGCAACATGTAACCATTTATTTGCTGGAACACTTACTACAGAGATAGTCTCCTGTGCTCCAAAGGTGTCAACCTTAACCAGCAAAGAGTTTGTATTTCCATCTATAACCAAGGCAGGACATGCCGTACTTAAATCGGCTGAGCCCTTAACAAAGATTACCTTCTGAACACCAAAGCGATAAGCGAAGTCATCAATACGTAACCACCCAGTATAAGAGAACTCTATCCCTGCTGGACGATTGACAGATAAGGGTAGCGGATTATGATACACACTGTTGTCTTTGCCATCCTTTATGTTATCAATAATTGTGTAATCCGTATCTGATCGAAGGAAGAAATAGCACGCAGCTAAAACAGCAACTGTTACTATGATCGGTACTATGTAATCCATTGTTATTTAGAACATATATTTCGAGACCACCTCACCCTTCGTGTCATTAACACCAAAGGTTACCTTGTAGTTTGTCGACGTACCAGGGACATTACATGGGACTCCTGATCCATAAAATGACTGAGCATCTGATGGCACCAACATCTTAGCATAGTGGTAGAATGCGCACATAAATCCAGAAAAGCCACCATCCTTGTTTAGCGTCACACTTCCCGCCACAGGCTTTGGCACTCCACTCAAGAAACAAGACTTAACCAGCTTGCCGTTCAAGTATACATCAAGGTTACGGGTTGATACAGTGACTGACACAGCCAACCAAGTCTGTAAAGGAATGTTTGGAATCTCACATACAAAAACATCGTCAGTTGAGCCAGAATGACCGGCAGGAGCAGGTTCAGCCTTTGAAGAATCTCCAGATGGGAAGATCGAAACACTCACCTTCATGGTATTGTCAGTCGGGTGTAGGCTGATCATAGGGTTCATAATAGCAGAGTTAGATGGGTCATCACGAGACATAACATGCTTGTCCTTTCCAAACTTATAGTTCCAATCCGACACATACATCCAGAACTGGTAACCATATGCGCCTCCGTCTCCATTATCTGCGACAGAAACAGTTGAGACTTCTTTTGCATCCTTTGCAGTCGTTAGAAGGTTCTTGTTATCCCACCAAGATGAAGGCTTACCGCTGGCACCCTCTTTCTTTCCGGTTGGTGTAATATCTAATGTCTGACCGTATTGTACTGTGATCGATCCAGGCTCTTCCCCAGGATACTGGTAGTTTACTGATAAGCTCTCGCCTTCAGCAACATCTAAGGAATCTCCTACCTGAACGTGTAGTTCATTTCTGGAAACCTTATCAACCACTTTTTGAGTAACATCCTTTGAACCAACCATTGCTCTCGTTATGCTAAGGTCCTTACCCAATGAAAGATTCGTGTCCTTGCTGGTAGGCCACCGGCTCATGATCCAGGGATATAGGTAATAGTATGAAACATATCCAATTATACAGAATAACAGTAACCAGCTGACTGTCTTGAACGCTGCTTGATACGCAGACATGCCCGCCAGTGCGGCATTTAATTGCTGACCCGCAGAATCAATTGTAGCCTTTACCTGATCCTCATACTGTTCAATGTCAGGGAGCTGGGCAGTTAATTTTGTAGCATCAAATACCGGTGCTTCGACTACAGGAGCCTGCTTTGATGATGAACCTCCCATTTGTATGGAAACCCGAAGTAAAAAATGGACGAAGCTGTGTACAACATGGAGAAGAGAACAATGTACTGTAATAATTGTGGCCGCCGAGGTCACGTATTCAAATCGTGTACAGACCCAATCATATCATATGGAATCATTCTGATCGACAAGCCGATGTTGCCGGTCAAAGAAGTGCCAAAGATTCTTATGGTTCGCAGAAAAGATAGCATGGCATTCACTGAGTTTCTTAGAGGCAAGTATGATATCGAAAACCTTTCATATGTAGTTAATTTGATGTCAAACATGACCAAGTCCGAACACGAACTCTTGCAGAAACACACCTTTGACGAGCTCTGGACAATTCATTGGGGTGTTGGTCGTGATCACCACTCAAAAGAGTTTGAAGTATCCAAGGAACGCTTCAATCAACTAAATATCGTCGAACTTCTTCAGGGATTATTTGGATATGATGAGTCTGAGTGGGGATTCCCAAAGGGACGGCGAGCCCCTCGCGAGAGTGATATGGAATGCGCAATCAGAGAGTTCAGCGAAGAAACAAACATCTCACGAGAGTCATACGTTATCTGTAATAATCTTCTGCTGACAGAAACATTCACAGGCACAAACGGTGTTCCATATAGACATGACTACTTTATTGCCCTTCTCAGAGAACCAGACTCAATCGATCTGGAACAAGCAATGACAACCATGCAGAAACGAGAGGTGTCTGCCATCGAATGGAAGACCATTGAACAGTGTAAGAACATAACTCGACCCCACTACATACAACGTCCTGAACTTCTCGAATCATTCAAACGAATTATACAGACTTTTGACCTACAAGACAATGTTGCTTTTAATCAAGAATGAGTTTCAATCCCGTAGCAACGGGTTCGTTATTCGCCATATTCAGTATTTTTGGGTTTGGTCTTGCCATGGTAATGAGCCTCTTCCAATGCTCCAAGACCGATGTTTGGACTTCAGTGTATGAAGGAGTAATGTGGTCAACTCTTCCTGTGATTGTATACGTAGTCTTAGATATCTCCCCATATATGCTATCGGAGTTTTCAAATGGTGTAAAGACGATATTTGGTTGGACAGGCTATGCAGCCGATCAAGCAGGTTATGACAATCTTGGTCTTTCGTACGCGTTAATTTTAGCTGGACTCATTATGACAACGCGCATGGTTCATACAGTTGAAGTAGCCGTTTGTAAGCCAGATATAGCAGAGTTAGCGGCCTTCCAAGAAGATCTCATGAAAAAGTTAAAGGAAAAGAAGGAGGAAGACTTAAATAAACCTTCTTCTTAAATAATGGAGGAAATTCCGTACAGGAATACCAAATTGTTATTACAAACTATACCAAAAGGAACCTTGCTATTCCGTTTGGTAAAGCGTCCGCTCGATGATACTCGAGGAGTTCCTCTGGATGATGGAACTCGCTGTATCATTCCCAACTATAACGTATTTTTCTATCCCAACCCCTTTGCCGCAAAACTCGCCTTAGGTAGATGGCTAAAGGATGAACATAAGGGAGATTACATTCACATATATACTCTTATTCGTGATATCAAAGTTCTAAAACTAATCAAACCTTCCAAATATTCCAGGGGGCATAAAGGAACTAAACGAAACTTCATCAAAACGTGCTCAACAGTTCCTAAGGGTTGTATGCCTCAATCGTTATCAACGTACGACCCATGCTTGAGCGATACGGTGATCAGTAAGTATCCTGAAGTTGTTGGTATTATGGGCATCCCTTCTGCTGATTCCAGAGATCTGAGAAAGTCTCTTAAGAAAACTTCCAAGCGCATAAAGACCTTCTTCAAGATGACCGAAGATTCTGCTGGCAACAGAGGAATTCCAGAATTGGTGCTACACCCTTTGGTAAAGAGACCTTCGAGTCAGATAATAGTAAAGGATACAGACGTGCTCGAGAACAACTACAAACTTCTTACTAAGATCGATGTAAATAATGAAGCAAGGTTACTGAAGTTTATGGATGAACATGCTGTATACAACCCTGATACTTTCTACTACAATTATACTGAATAATCAGAGGCATATGACACTCCTATTCTTGACATAGCAGCAAATAAGATCGTCCACCACCAGACTGGAAACACGGTTGATCCCCGCTTGCGAACACCGAACGGCTTAATACTGCCATCAGAATTGAAGGCAATACTGGGCTTCATATACAAGAACACCGCAAACATCAGTAAAAATGCTGATATTGTCCAAATTAAGTGGTTCTTTCGGAATAAGTCTCCCATTATCAATTCCCTCCCAAAAATAAGTGAGTCATGTCATCCTACATTTTACCAGATCGGAAGGCATTTGCCGATTCTGTGACTCGCATCTTCAAAAACTACAGAGCAAAAGACATCGGGCCCGCCGACTTAGAAGACAAAGACGTCGACTTATGCCTTGCTCGCACTGGACCCGGTCGCGAGCTCCTCCCATACCAAAAGCTTGTTCGTGACTATCTCATCGCTGAAACTCCCTATCGAGGTCTCCTTGTTTATCACGGCCTCGGCTCAGGAAAAACATGTTCTGCTATTGCCGTTGCTGAATCTTTGATGTCGACACACCAAATTTATGTCATGCTCCCCGCGAGTCTTCAAGCTAACTTTAAGGGTGAACTACGCAAGTGCGGGGATCCCTTCTACCAAGAAGAACAACATTGGGAAGTTCGTAATATTCGCCAACACACTGACATTGAACACGCCAGAAGCCTTGGTATCTCTCAGAAGTTTCTTGATAGCCACATGAAATATTTCGTAACTGTTCCCGATCGCCCTGCTAACTTCAAAGATCAACCAGCAGATGTACGCAAGGGTATCTCCGAACAAATCACAGACATCATTGACCAGCGCTTTACGTTCATCAACTACAACGGTATCAACAAATCTAATGTAGATACCCTTTTTCCTCCAGACCAACCCGATCAGTTTGATAACTCAGTAGTAATCATCGACGAAGCACACAACTTTATCGGTAACGTTGTCAACGAAAGCGTCAATAAGCAGAAGATTTACGATCGTCTATACCATGCCAAAAACGCAAAGATAGTTCTCCTTTCCGGTACACCCATCATCAATGCTCCAAATGAAATTGCTTACTTAATGAATCTCATCAGAGGACCCATTGAACGAGTATCTATCCCAACAACTCAGGTCATTTCATGGGATGAAGGTATGCTGACTTCTTTCTTTCGCACAATTCCAGAAGTGGACACCATCGAATACAACTCGGTTAAGAGAGTCATCATGCTTACCAGAAATCCTCCTCAGTTTGAATCGGTTTATAATGAAAAACAAGAACGTATTGCTGTAAAGTTCTCCAAAGAAGCGTCATTTGAACCCGATATTCTCAAATGGACAGAATCTTGGAGAGCTCAGTTCACTGAAAAGTTCTCGGGCACAGAACTTGCTCCTGCAGATAAATGTACCAAAGAAGAACTCGAATGCCTACCAACCAAGTACGAAGATTTCATGAACACATACATCGAAGGACTAAAGGTAAAAAATGCCTTCATGTTTCAGAAGCGTATTCAAGGTCTTGTTTCTTACTTCAAAGGATCCGATGAACGTCTGCTTCCCAAACGTATTGATGCTGACAAAGAACTTATCAAAGTTGAAATGTCAGATGCTCAGTTTTTACGTTATCTTGAAGTTCGGTGGGACGAGATTAAGATTGATTCACGCAGAGGTAGAAATCCAGGATTAGACGAAGACATCGGTTCATACAGAGCCAATTCCAGATTAGTGTGTAACTATGCGATCCCCCCAGAGTTCAAAGGTGACGATGAAACAATTACAAATGAGAACTTTACATCTGACAAGAAGGCTGAGATTCTTGAAAAAATCAAAGCAAATCCTTCTCGATTCCTGAATGATGAAGCTCTTGCGATATTCTCTCCTAAATTTCTGGAAATGGTCAAGAACCTTCGCAATGCAATGGGAGAAGCTCCATACAACAACCAGTTTGTCTACTCAAACTATAAGTCGCTTGAAGGGTCTGGTATCTTTGGCGCGATCCTCGAACAGAACGGCTTCCAAGAATACAAACTTAAAAAGACACAAGCAGGATATATCGAAGATCCTGATCTGAAGCCAGATGTCCCTGCTTTTATGTACTATACAGGTGATGAAGACAAGTTAGAACGTGAGTATATGAGACAGGTATTTAATCAACAACCAGAAGCAGATTTCCCAACATCCCTGAAAGATTCTTTAAAAGTCAGAGTCTGCGTATTTCTTGGTTCCAGCTCAGCAGCTGAAGGCATTACCTTACGTAATGTTCGGAATGTACACATCACCGAATCTCACTGGAATCCTGCTCGTCTCGATCAGGTCATTGGACGAGCGATTCGTATCTGCTCACATGCGGCATTACCCATGGAAGAACGTACTGTCAAGGTAAACATCTATCTATCAGTATTCAACCAGGAGCAGCAAACAGGTACAGAGGGTCCTAACATTGTTCTAATCCGTCGCAATGACATGGTACTGAAACGCTATGATGTTGAACAGCCGATCGATTCTTTTATGACGACCGATGAATACCTTTATGAGAAGTCGTATGAGAAGGAACGCATCAATAAGAGCATCATCACTCTGCTTAAACAAGCTGCTATTGACTGTGAAATTCATCGTAAGTTACACGCACGCAACGGAGAAGTTACCCAATGTATGCGGTTTGATACTACAGCAAAGCCAGAGGATTTAGCATATAATCCTAACTTTAAGAATGATGACCCTGACGTATTTTACATGAGAAACATCGACCGCAAGAAGAGACGGTTACAATACATCAGAGTGAAAGGCTTTGATATGCTAATGGACCCAGATACGTTAGAGATTTTTGATGCCCCTGCCTTTGAAGACAATAAACGTCTGCTCAAGCTTGGTATCAAGTCTTCAGACACCGAAATTAAATGGTTCTCTCCATAATACAAATGCCTTTACCACCTAGCGCAGCAGATTGGACACGTTTCCAGAAACTAAGACAGTTTAATAATCCTAATCCCAAGCCGTACCTAAAAAGTGTAGTAACGCCTCCTGGTTGTGCGCCATGTTCTTCGAGGGCTGGAATTCGTCGAGATCAAGATCACATAGCAGGGTCGTCTAAAATTCGTGAAACTGCATCCTCATATACAGATCAAATAGCGTGGGAAAAGACTGATTTTGTAACAGGAAGAGAACAACCTGGATCTAAAAATCCTGTGAAGATTCGTACTCAGTTATGTGCTTCAAGTTTACTGTGTGTTACATCGGTTCTTACCTCAAAAGTCGGAATAGTGAAATCTGCCATTTATCAACACTCTCGTATACTATAATAAATGTCAAACTATTATGTTAGGACAGGTCCGGGCCGTCAGACGTGCTATATACCATCAAGAACTGTTTCAGAAGGTATCCAAGGACCGATGGGTCCAACAGGCCCTAAAGGAGACGCAGGCGCCCGGGGTCCTACTGGTCCTAAAGGTGATCCTGGACTGAGTCTTGGTGGAGAAAAGGGTGTTACTGGTCCTAAGGGAGAAACCGGTCCCGAAGGTCCCGAAGGTCCCGAAGGTCCCGAAGGTCCCCAAGGTATTCCCGGCGTTAATGGAGAAGTAGGTCCCCAAGGTATTCCCGGCGTTAATGGAGAAGTAGGTCCCCAAGGTATTCCCGGTCCTAAGGGAGAAACCGGCCCCAAGGGAGAACCTGGCGTTAATGGAGAAAAAGGCCCTACAGGAGAAACCGGCGTTGATGGAGAAGTAGGCCCCAAGGGAGAAACCGGTCCCGCAGGTAGCTTTACATTTTCTGGAGCAACAGGATCAATATTATATTACAACGGTTCAGCAGTTACTGGAACATCTGGACTAACATATGATGCGGTTAACAGCACAATCTATCTACCTGAAGCTTTTACTATTGTTGCGCCTGGTTCACCACTACAAATTCAAGGAAAAGTAATTATTGGAGATACACTTGAACTCGATAGTTTTCTTCTTGATGGTTTAAACTCACAGGGGCTATCCGGACAAGTGCTATCAGCAACAAACACAGGTACTATGTGGATAGATATACCCACAATCGGATCCACGGGACCAACTGGAGCTGTTTTATTCTATACCGGTTCAGGGGTGTCTGGGACAACGTTATTTTCATTCGATCCAGCATCTGGCACAACTGCAACTGTAAGTCTTGAAGGCAATTTAGTTCCTAATGGAGACGGCATTTATAGTCTTGGTGCCTCAGGTCAACGATGGAATGAAATATATGTAGGCAGTGGTACAATAAACATTGCAGGACCATCTGGTTCTACAGCCATAGGAAAAATTGGTTCAGATGCTAATTCAATCGTATATACTCAGCTTGGATTTGCAACACCTTTCATTAATATTGGTCCAGCCATTGGAGCAACACTTGCTCCAGGTTCAATTGGAGGTTGGGTAGTTACTCCGTCTGGAGTTTTAGGCACTACTGGCTATGATTTAACAGCTCAACAAGGACTTACTGGGCCAGCATTTCCCGCTGGACTTACTGGGCCACAGTATTCGTTAATTAAACATATTCAACCCGAAACGATTATTGCGAATGGTTCACACGGAACAACTGGACAAGTATTATCATATAATGGAACCACGATTGAATGGATATCTCCCCCGTACGGACCTCAAGGTATCCAAGGCATTCAGGGTATCCAAGGACCACCAGGACAATCTTTCACTATTATTGGGAGTTATCCGACTCGTGGTGCTTTTGATACAGCAGTTGCAAATGGTGATTTAGTTTCATACCAAGATAGCGGATCAAATGCATTTTTAATAACAGGCGATGGTTCTCTGATGATATGGAGTGTTGCAAATAGTGAATGGTTTGATGTAGGTGATATTCAAGGCCCCCAAGGCGTACAAGGAATACAGGGTGTAACAGGTCCAGCTGGTACGAATGGTACCAACGGAGCAACAGGTCCAGCTGGTACGAATGGTACCAACGGAGCAACAGGTCCAGCTGGTACGAATGGTACGAACGGAGCCACAGGTCCAGCCGGTACGAATGGTACCAACGGAGCAACAGGTCCAGCCGGTACGAATGGTACCAACGGAGCAACAGGTCCAGCTGGTACGAATGGTACGAACGGCACGAACGGCACGAATGGAGCTACAGGTGCCACGGGTGCTACTGGAACATCAGAGTCTCTAATATTAGGAACAACCTATCTTCCACCAGGATCACTTCTAACAACAAGCTTAGCAACGACATCAACTCGTATTTATCAGATCGGGCCTGTCACAGCATTAAGCACAACACAACTTCTTATTATGGCGAATACGGTTGTTCAAGCAGATGATGGAACAAGCATCCAACTTACAGTAGGAAGGGCGACTGTAACTGGAGCAACAGGAGGCCAATGTATTAATTTAGCAAATGGTCTCACTGGTATAACTTTATCACAAACAGCCCCAGGAACAGCAATAGCTGGATGGCCTGGACCTGGCGGAGTTAACAATAATGTTGTAAATGTCAATGGGTTTGCATTAGATAAACCAGGCGCCGGTACATTCTATTACAATCTTTGGATGGCATCAAATGGAGCACACAATTTTAGCACAATGACTGCTGCCATAGAAGTATTAAAGGTGACGACATAATTTAACCAAAAAAGACACATATACATTAATAAGAGAATGCCTGGAGGCTTAATGCAATTAGTGAATAAAGGCGCACAAGATCAGCTTGTGACGGGGTCTCCCTCCTTTACTCATTTTCGATCAGTCTACAAACGTCATACTGAATTCGCGATGGAACACTTCCGTCTGGATTTCCGTTCCACAAATCTGGATTTGAACGCATCCATTCCGAAATCCATGCGAGTCCGTGTTGATCGCAATGCTCAGATGCTTCACGATTGTTATATCCATGTAAGTCTTCCTGATATCTACTCACCAATCGCAAGAGTCACTCCTGGTCAGCATCCTGAACTTGCTCCAGATGCCACTGGAATTGGCTACGAGTTTCAATGGATTCCAAATCTGGGATACAATATGATCAATTCAGTATCTCTGCTTATCAATGGTACTGCGATCGTAACACACAGAGGAGAGTGGCTAAAGCTGTACTCATACATCACACACACTGCAAATAAGCGTAAGATTGTCGATGGAATGATCGGCAATGTCCCAGAACTAACTGATCCAGCTAATGCAGGAAATAGGGTCAACCAGTATCCCCATTCAATTACTACAGGGGCATTTACCGCCCAACCATCTATTCTTGCCAGAGATCTTGTAATCCCTCTTCATTTCTGGTTTTGTGAAGACATCGGAACGGCATTACCGCTTGTTGCCCTTCAGTACTCAGAGGTAGAGATTGTCGTTGAGTTTGCATCAATTTATGACCTCTTTACAATTCGCGATGTTCGGGACTCTTCTGTTTCAATGTTTAGCAATCAACCCGGACGCCCAACATTTGGTCAGCGAATTCGTGCCGATCCGGCATTTTCAGAGTTTGCTATGCATCACTTTTTAAGTCCTCCTGTAATTTCAGGAGTTCCTCAAAATCTCTCGCTCACTACATGGGCGCTGAACCCATACATAGAAGCAAATTATATCTTTCTTGGAGATGCAGAAGTCATTCAACTAGCAAAAAGCGATAATTCATTCAAGATCAAAGAAACCAGAACGATAACGGTTCCTGCATTGTATGGAGCTGGAAATGATATTGAACTTGTCCTCGTGAATTTGTGTACTCGTATTGTATGGGTCGCGCAGAGATCAGATATTGCCGCAAACAACGGCGTAGACAACTATACCAACCAGCTAAGTGCTCCATACGGCAAATACCAGAACCGAACTATTATGACACCTTGGTATTCAAGTGGTTATGCTGTTGGACAGAACGAAAGCGCAACAGATATCCTGATCGATGGTGTCGTCGTATTTGATGGTGCTGAACGCTTTAATACCAAAACATTTGACTTCTTCCGTTATTTAGAAAATTATAGACACAGCAATGGCAACGTTTCTGGATTACCTGGTATATATATTTATTCATTTGCATTGGAACACGATAGTCCACAGCCAACTGGTCATGTGAATGGCTCTATGTTTAACAAAACAATTCTGCGACTAACACTTCAGGATCCTCCGATTGTCTCTACCGATGTCAGTATTATAGATGATTGTGTTCTAAAGTCTACAGCTCTATCGGCATTACCGGTAAGCGTAAGCGCAAATACACCAGGCGACGTAGTTGGTAGAGGTCTTCGAACAGACCAAGTGATCCGAACAGTCACAAAGCCAGCAGATGCCGTTCGTCCGTATACATACACTGTGACTGTATACGTTGAATCTTATAACTTTTTACGTATAACGAGAGGTATCGCAAATGTTGTGTTCTCATCATAATAAGAGATGTCGGAACCACCAAAGGGACTCGAAATATTACAAGCATCTTATGGAGCTCAAGGAGCCACACAAGATGTAACAAAGGAAACACAAAAATTAATAAGAGACGGGTCGCTGAGTTTTACGGTTGGTGCTCAGTCGTTTGGAATATTGGATCCTGCTCCGGGAGTCAAAAAGACATTTCAAGCAAACGTATCGCTCAATGGCGCTCCCCCTACCTTATTCACAAAGGATGACGGAGAGCAGATGGTAGTGAATGCTCCAACTGTAAAACCCGAGGATACGCCAAAGAGTCCGGGTAATCAAGTACTTGGTATTTTCTGGTATTTTCTGGTCTCTCTGATCGGGACATTCTTCATATGCTGTTCGTATTACTTCGGGGCGTATGGTCTCAAAAGTTCAGTTTTAGGATGGATATTTGCTGCTATTGTCACAGTAGCAACCATAGCATTTGGAATTTCAGAATCAAAACTTGGACCTCTTGGATTATTCATATTTATTCTGGGTGTTGCGTCCTTCCAAGCAAGTATGGTCTTTATCATTTGCTTATTCAACCCGGATTGGATCGATTTCAGCTGGAGCAAAAAGGTCATCGAACCGGCAGTAGAAGCAGTAGTTGCCCCAGCCAGCGTATAAAAATTTGGCTTTCGCCGTATTCAGTTTACCACTCGCCAACGCCCCAGTAGCCCACGAACTCGTCGGGGCCATCCTCACAGGGCTTGTACACGCGCTTGGTGGTCTCGCCGACGATGTAGTCATCGCCGTCGTGCTTCTTCTCCTCAAACTCCTCGTCTGCGTCCTCTGCGGGACCAGTCACCATCTCGCCAGTTGTCTTGTGCTGGTAAACACCAGGAGACACCTGCTTCAGGTTCTTGTTCTGCTTGACGAGCTCAGCCACTGTGAGTGACTTGGGCTTGGGAGCTGCTGCTCCACCGCCGCCAGCGGCGGGCGCGTGCGTGTTGGCAAATCGCGACATGTGCCCCTCAAGGGCAAATTCCGCAAACTGCTCATCTGAAAGAGAGTTGACCTGCGTCACAAACTCCTTCTTGTACTTGTCGTCCCACTCGGCGCTCGCGGTCTCGAAAGCTTCCTTGAGCTTCGTCGTCATTGCGGGCGTGATCCGGGGAACATGCTTCTTGGCCTCCTCGGCCTTCTCGGCCTTGGGGGCCGTATCCGGCGCCTTCTCGGGCGCCTTCTCTGCCTTTGCCTTTGCGGGCGCGGGCTTTGCGGCCTTCTTGGCCTCCTTGGCATCGAGCTCAGAGACCTTCTCGTTGATCTTGGAGATTACCTCCTCGAACTTCGTCTTGTTCTCCTCGTCCTTGTCAGGGATCTTGCTCTTCCCGCCCGCGATCTTCTCGTTGAGCTTGATGAGCTTATCGGTCGCCGTCGCCAGCTGCTTCTCGAGCTTCTGGCGGGGCGTCAGCTTGGCCTCCTCGTTCTCTGCGTCCACATCTTCACCGACCGCGTCTGCGGCCTTGGTGAGGAGCGGGGCAAAAGCCGTATTGATCTGCTTGATGAGGGACTCCTTGAGTGCCTGGATCTGCTCGACGGAAGCCATTTCTGCTGTATTACGAATAAATACTTAAAAGTAGAAGAATCCGTTTTTACAAAACTAAAAAAGGCGTGCTTTGAAGCACAATTATAGTTCGTCCGACATAGTCATAGTCCCCGGGTCTTCCGGGTCGGCCATGACATGAAGTTTGCCCACACTCCCACCCATCTTCGGGTAGAACATGCAGACGTCGCAGCTCGAGTCAACGCTTGTCGTCATTGTCTGGTGTAACGAGCAAAATTACTTACAAATTGAAATCCGTTTTTCTTGTCGTTTCTCTTTTGATCGAATCTTACAAATGAGCGAAACTGAAGTAGCAAAGGTTCAACTTCGCGAACACCTGGCATCTCTTCTTGTTCCTCGTTTAGCCGAGGGATTCTGGAGCATCCACGATAGCGCAAAGCAGCTATGTGAACGCAACAAGCAACACGATGAAATTCTTCGGACGTTTCAGAATATGGTGACCAAGATCCCAGACTGGTCAGACAACACACTGTCAGAGGAAGTCGAGCGCGTTCTCAAGGTATCCAAGTGCGCATACATGGATGATCTTCTAATGGGAGTGTTCCTTGCGTATATGAAGTCTTTTGCCGCTCTTCAGTACCGTGGAGCATCTTCACAGGTTCGTGTCGAGTTTGAACGCCCCAACGTAACCAAGTTCATTCACGAACTATACAAGCACTCAGCCAGAAAGCTATGGCAGGTTGCCTATCTTTTTAAGACAACCGGTATTCCCACTGAACAACAAGCAAAGAACCGTCAGGAAATTGAGCAGGTAATCTACAAGACAATTGATGATGTCGTTCGGTCCTTCTTACCATGGGAAGTAATCGCTAAGTCATACTTCAGCGAGCCACCAGCAGAAGACAAGCCGGCGCCTCCTCCTGCTTCAAAGTCTGTAATCTTCGAAGATCTCCCAGACGAGGAAGACTCGGAGGATGATGAAAAGCATCCATCCCTTACATTTGTTGAACGCACAGAACAGGATGATGATAAACTGTCCTTTACCGATCTTGATGAGAGGTTGGAACTGCCAACAGAAACAAAGGTTGAAGTCCCCGAGGTTGATTTAATGTCAGAGCTCGATTCAAAGGCTGAAGGTGATGGCCTCGTTCTAAATCTGTAAACATTCACATTGTTTGACAACAAATGATGCCTCTATATATTGCCTTAGCAGCTGCTCTAATCTGTTTTATTCTATATGCTCTCGATCGCCGTTTTCGGTCTGAGCCTATTGACTGGATGGCAGCATCTAAGCTAACAGTTCTTGGGGGTCTTCTCAGTGGTGGAATCGCATATACGGTTTCATCACCTGAAGCTGTTGTTGAAGTCGCAAAGGCTGTTCTCCCCGAAGCTCCAGCAGCTCAGGAAATGTTTGTTGGCGTCCCTACGTTTTAACGCTTTCGGAATCTATTTCTATACTCTTCTGTAGAAGGGCATGCTTCAACTCCTATTGTAGTCAGGAAAGCAGATTGAAGCCCATAATAGTAGTGCAGCAATTCACCAACTACAAACCATACTACAATAGAAACAACCCAATTGATCTTGAAAATCCAAGCAGTCAGCAAAGCAAGAACAACAGTTCCTACGGTATCCCCAACAGCATACCCTAAGAATCGCGTAGAATGAAACCCAGTTCCAGGCTTACCAAACATCATAGCATGTGGACAGCTCATTTAAATATCTATCACTAAACAATTCTCACCAGGAACAGGATCAGCAATAAAACACTTTAGCTCAGATATCTCTTTGCGTGGAATGGCATCCTTAGAGAATCGAGCAATTGCCTTGTATAAACTAAACCCAAGAAACCTATCAATCTTAGGATTCTTTCTAAAAAATAGAACACTCTTTTCATCTTCCAATGTCATCCACTTAATGAACAGCTTGAATAATGGTTGTTCCTTGTAGTTATCAAATTCCGGACCCTCCGGGAATAAATCCCAAAACAATGAAGTCGCAAGACGAACTAAATCAAATGAAGGATTTGGCTTAATGATCTTATGCTTATCCGTAAAGAACGGCTGGCAATTGTACTGCCCCCCAGCCTCTTCAGATGCCGCAAACTGATCGCTCATGAATAACTTAGCCTCCTTCATTCCCGGTAGTCTAATCGAACCTATTCCTCTATCGAAATCAATAATCTTCATCAGATACCCATACGTTGGCACCTTGTAGGTTACCCCTGCGTGGAAGTAATATAGAAACTCCTTATCAGTCTTCTTGTACATGACATTATTGCCGTGAAGATCATTATGTGTGAAAGCAAAGTTCCGCTGAGCATACGCTAAGGCAAATATGATCTGAGCTATCCACGCAAAGTGTTTCTCCGATTCTGGATTTGTTTTCAACAGTTCGTAGAACGTTCCTTCAAGCTTCTCCATAACCGTCATCTGAACCGGTACGTTCTTAAACGTTACCCAAGCAAAGGGTTCATCTTCAGACTCATCCGAACAAACACTTCCTTCAAATGAAGAAGATACCGATTCAATCTGAAATATATATGATGTAGACACATCAGACGTAGACTCAGTATCATCGTCTAACTCTTCTTCACGAAATACGGGAGTCATTTCAGCGGGTTCCGCATCAGCATGGATAGCAGTGAGTTCTTGAACATCATCTAACTCTGCTTCTTCGCCCACCTGAATAGATACACGAGCACTGCGTGTGTATTCGATCGGAGTCCCAGTATGCTCGTCAAGACGTAGTTCAAAGGTCTTGCCAATATTCTGAGAAAACCAAGGACGTTCCGAAAGGTCCTCATAGTCATCTGAGATATCGATCGTATGACTAATAGCAGTCCCAGTAAATACACCTACTACTTCTGGAAAATGCTCACATCCAGATTCTGAAAGAGCAACAGACAAAATAGATCCAACATATCCTGCCGTGTTGTGACTTTGAAGCTTGGATTGAGTCTCACGAGCATGGTCTGAAAGCATAGGTAACCCAAAGGTACCAAACTCCCCCTTCATACACTTGAATGGACTCAAAAGCATAGTAATTTTTGGGTGAACTGTTACAACTCGTCCAGAAGCAAGTATTCCTATATCGCCATTTTTAATCGTTGAAATAGGATCGCGAAGCTTGATGCCGTATTCATGGACACGTTCTAAAGAGTTTGTCTTAAATAAACATTCGATTGGAGGAAAGAACGGCTGCATCTTTGTAAGCAGAAATAGGTCTCCCTTCGCTGGCGCTCTACAGACAGATAGGGCCACAGGATTGGTACGTAGCTCTGATGTCTGCTTACGCTTCATTTTTCCAATTATAATCCATGCCCTAAACCAATATAGGAATCTTCACGCGATGAATTTTCAAATCAAAAAGTTCAACATTCAAACTATCGTTGATCGATGTGAGATCGATTCGCGTAAATCTCCCATGATTGTTCTGATCGGAAAGAAGGATACTGGAAAATCCTTCTTAGTTCGGGATATTCTTGCTAATACAAGGTCTTGCTTCCCTGTAGGAACTGTAATTTCTGGCACAGAAGTTGCCAATCCTTTCTTCCAAGACATGATTCCTTCTAAGCTGATCCACGATAAGTACAGCCCAGGTATCGTAATGAATGCTATCAAACGTCAACTTGTAGTCAAGCAGCAAAGAAATCTTGACAAAAAGGCTCACGGTGGAAACTCTAACTCTGATCCTCGAGCCTTCTTGATTCTGGACGATTGCTTATATGATAAGTCCTGGATTAATGAAGAGTCTACCCGCTACGTATTTATGAATGGTCGCCATATTGATATGGTAACAATGATTACTATGCAATACCCGCTGGGCATTACACCTAACTTACGTACCAACATTGATTTTGTCTTCATTCTGCGTGAGAATAACATCACAAACAGAAAGAGAATCTATGACAACTATGCAGGTATGTTTCCTACGTTTGAAATGTTCTGTCAGTTTATGGATCAGTGTACTGAAAATTACGAATGCTTAGTCATCGCCAACGGTGTCCAATCGAACAAGTTAGAAGATCAAGTATTTTGGTACAAGGCCGCCGATCATCCATCTTTTCGCTTATGCGACGACTCGCTCTGGGCCAATAATCAACCTTTTAGTTCTACAATGTTAGCTGGTGACGACTTCGATCCTGCTAAGGTCCAGAAGAAAGGACCCACAGTTTGGGTTAAACAGCAAGGGAAGAACTAATTACTCGCGAATTGCTCCCTCAGTTGGGTGAACAGGAGGAGTGTCCAGGATCGCAGCGGCAGACTCCTTTGCCTTCTCCTCCAGAGCAGCCGCACGACGCTTAGCATTCTCCTTCTTCTGATCCTCAATCTTCTCGTTCTTACGCTCATCGAAAAAGATGTCCTTATTGACCTCGTTTTCCTTGTACTTGCGCATCATCTCATTGAGCTCCTTCTCCGCATACTCAACCTCCTGCACAACGTTCTCAGAAGGATCCCAAGGAAGCCAGCAACCAACCTTGCCGATATAGAGATTATCACGAGGATACTTGCGCTGAAGAACCTTGGTGAACATCTGGGCCTCCTCAAGATTAGCAAACACACGACGAACCTTCACACCACGCACATTCGTCCGGAACTCAACCTTCTCCGTAAACTCGGTGTCCAGATCCTTCTCATTCTTCATAAGGAAAACCTGATACTTCTCCTGGATATCACTCTTGCTGACCTCATCATTGTGAACCTTGCGAAACTCATTCATATCATTCATTAGGTCCTCAATCTTGAGTGAGTACTTCTTGCCAAGAAAGGCCATGAAACCCTCAAGACCAGTCACCTTCCAATCATAATCCATCCATGTAAGAAAACGCTCATAGTAGAACATTTCCTTCTGCTTGATAACCTTCTCAGGGGAGATGAAAGACATGATCGCATAACGCTGCGTAGGAATCTCGGGATCCTCCTCAAGATAATCGACAACCTCACCGTCCTCTTCCTTGGGAAGAACTTCACGAGTGCTAACATGCTGTCTGGAAGGAGCGTCGACTGGCATTTTATTACTATATACCTCGATGTCTGAAAGTGACTTTTTAACGCCGCTTACCGCCAGTCAGCACAACATCCTTGGGTGGCTTACCCCAAGCAGCTCTGAACTTATTGATCTGCTCTAAACGTTCATCAGAAGATAGTGGGGTCTTTCTCAGTGCTGATTCAAATGTGCTAAACGCCTTGTCCCAATTTGGCTCTGGTCTTATTTCTGCTACAACAGCAGCCTTAGTCGGTTCAACTACGCTTCGAGCAGCAAGAACAAATATGGATTTAGTCAAATCGCAGTGAAGAGATATGATAAAGTACAGACGAATAAGCGTAGACGCAGTAACAATAGCCCATGCAGTGTTGATTCCATACCATGTAGACGGCTTCTCGTACATGAATGAAATTTCAATATAGGATATCACTACAAATCCAAGCAGAATAATAACCTTTACTTGATCAGAAAGTTTCGAAACACTAAACAATCCATAGGCGATATAAAGCATCACGGCCATGTTCATACCAAAGGGTACTGCCGAACCAGTTAGATTCCAATCAGCATTTCCATTTGAAATGTAAGAAGAGCTGAGACCATATGAAATTCCAAGTAAAATAACACCAATAACGGTGAGCATTGTTTCTTGTTCGATCATTCCTTTACATTGGTGTTGGGAATACATTCTCCAATCCCAAGTGTCTGTTGTAGCATGATGGGCGCCTTCTTTCCCTTGCCTGGGCACTTAACATGTTCCTTTCCCAGAATATGACCCATCTCATGGGATACCATATACTGTCTATAGTCTTCCAGATTTAACCCGCTCTTTTTAGATCCACCAAACCAGCGTTCTGCGCAAAGATACATGTCTCTTCCTCCCAGCGTCGCGCATGATAACATCGGTGAAAGGCCACAAATTTTCTCAATTGTTTTTGAAAGAGATAGTCTAATCCAAACCTGTGCTTTAACCTTGTCAGTCGGTTCAAAAAAATAGCCATTTTGAGACCAACCATCTGGAGAATTTAGATATACCATCACGTAAAAGTCTACCTGTCTTTCATCAGTATTATACATCTTATACTTCTCGATAACATCTGGATCAACTGTTACATGGTAGGTTACTATCGTCATTCACTTTTCTTCGTTTGTAGAATATAAAATGACCGATAAGAAGGAAGCTCCCAGCATGATGCCTGATATGTCCGACCTCGTAACTCGTCTGGTTAAGTATGCCTTTGAGGGTGTTGCGGTTGCCCTTGCCGCCTACTTCTTCTCCGGAAAGCTAAAAATTAATGAGATCGGCATGATCTCGCTCACCGCGATGGCAACCTTTGCTATCCTCGATGTATATGCGCCTTCTGTTGGTGCTTCTGCTCGTACAGGTGCTGGATTCGGTATCGGCGCGGGACTTGTTGGATTCCCTGCCTAAACAGTCAGACCCGCAAACATATTCGAAAAGTCGTCCTCTTCCTTCATATCAATTGTAAAGACAACATCTACCACAGCAATCATTGTTTTATTGAAGTCCATATAGTCATACAGGCTAAACCAATGATAGTTGTTGAACTCTTTCATTAGTTTATCGATCAAAATATCCAGTTTTGCGCAGTTTTCACGAAAGGTTGAGTCAGTTATCTCCGGATGAAGATCAGTGAAGCCACACTTGAAGTGATTCTCATAGATGTGAAGCAAGTGATTGTGTTCAGTATACCATTCGGTAGTCCTATTCACCGGCTTGCTGTTGATGTCCTCCACAATTGCGTGAAGACGCATGTAACGCTGGTAACCGGTCTCCTCCATTTTACTATCCTTTTTGATATCATCATCTATTTCCATTTTACACGCTATTGTACTATATATTTAATGAGCAACAAGGTTAAAATTCCTAAAGCCTTACGTGAACAGGTTTGGCTAAAACAGTTTGGTAAAATCTACGCAGCAAAATGTGCAACAATTTGGTGTGAAAACAAAATGACCGTATTTGATTTCCAATGCGGCCATGATATTCCTGAGTCTAAAGGCGGTGAAACAATTCTGGAAAATTTAGTACCGATCTGCTCGAGATGTAATTTATCTATGAGCAACACTTATACATTCAAAGAATGGAATCAACTATCCAAACCAATATCAAATCTGACAAAATGGTTCCAGCAATTCGCGTACAAGGGAGATGGTACAAAGTCATGCCTAAAGAGTACGAATCAGAACGCCAAACCTATAACATAGCATACCGTATGATCCGAGATGGTTCGTCGCCCCAAGTAGCCTATCGAGAATGGTTTGCCCAGGAACGTAAAGATGCTAAACTTTTATACCCGTCATTTCGTAATGAGTGAAACACTCTGGACAGTTTTGGTGGTTACACTAACCTTCTTTATTGTGATCGCTGCTTACAGATTCTTTGTAGGGTACTATCCCGGTAGTAAGTTTATCGTTGAAGACCCTCCAGTTCAGCACAACGGTCTGGACGCAGACCAAGCAAGATTTATGTTCTTCTATACCACTTGGTGCCCGTGGTCTACAAAGGCACAGAAACCCTGGAAGGCTTTCAAACAAATGCTAAAAAATAATCCAGTTAAGTACGGAGGTAAGACTATCATATTTGAAGATATAAATGCAGAAGCCGACAAGGGTAAGGCCGCTCTATATAATGTTCGTGAATACCCATCATTCAAGTTAGAGACAAAGGATAAGGTATTTGTCCTTCAGGCGATCCCAGATCCTGCTACATTTGAAGTATTTCTAACTGGAACGCTCGGTGTAAAAAGCGCGAGTTAATTCATATCCTCTGGCAATCATCACATTTCGGTCTTTCTCACTGACATCCGAAATTCCAGACGCAAGACTACATCCCATCTCAATATTGTTCAAACATGTGTTCATCTTCCGTTCATACAGACATGAAACCGTGTACAGGGAGTATAAATATGAGACTGTAGACATTTTATAAATCTTAGAAGGACTAAGCTTAGGGTCTTCATGGACAATTGAAAGTGTCAACGTCTTGTCTCGATCATCAGGGGGAACAAAGTTTAAAATTGTATTGGTAAGATAACCTCCGTCAATATAAGCACAATTATTGATCACCTTTGGATAGAAGATCAAAGGAATACAAGCAGACGCACTTATTGCGTCTAAGATCGGTATATCACCCTTAAACACGGTAATGACTTTCTTAGTCAAATTAGATGAACAAATAAACAACGGATTCGGGGCATCAGATATCTTTTTGCCTTTTAGATCAATTCCTTCGTCATCCAGCATCTTGACTACAAAGTCTTCCAAACATTTTGGATCAAATAAGCCTTTTTTATTAAGAGAATCCTTGAACCTTTTCACGCTCATGTCTTCAAATAGAATTTGACTAAATGAAGAAAACTTTGAACTAATGCGTGCCATATCTTCTGATTTCATCCCAAAAGCAAGACACGTGGCCAGTATTGAACCAACAGAACAACCATAAAATCCACCAGAAAACTGTTTTTGAACGTTTCCATATTTCTCTTCAAGGAACTTGATCGCACCTATATGTAGAATACCCTTTGTACCTCCGCCTCCTAAAGCAAGTATTTTAAATACCATTTAGTAATAGAATCTACCATGATGAAAGCCAGAGAAGTTTGGGATGAGCAAGAAGAGCGCAGACTGTATAAGATGTCTGCTATGAAACCAGTACTATCACAGATCGAAGGCAAGGTACGCCAACAAGCAATCATGAACGCAAATGCCCCATACATCCTGTTCGAAGTTCCATCCTTTGTTTTTGGATATCCTTTGTATAACTTCAAGGACGCCATCAACTATCTGCTTGGAGAACTCTTAAAGGCCGGCTTCTGGGTATGGAATGTTGAAGAGAAGTATCTGCTTATATCTTGGCTAAAACCAGTAAAGACCAAAGATCTTGGCAAGCCCATGCTAGTTACAAACTATCGCCCGCAAGTTTACGATCCAACATTTATGCAGTAGTATATAAATGAACCCGTCTATATTAGGAGGTATTTTTGCCGTATTAATTGTTGCTGGGGTTGTAGCATGGGTAAGCATTGAGCATCGTAAGATCAAATGGTACATAGCACTATCATCAGGATTACTTGCTACAGTAATAACCTTGCTATATGCGGAGTTTGGCCCTGGTGGAGGCAACATGTGGTATCGAAATGTTGGAGAACAAGGTGAAAAGCAGTTTATTTGGAGTGGTGTCTCTAAGGTATTATTTGAACCTCTAAGCCCGAAAGCTGTTTGGCTCTGGGGTCCAGAATGGTGGCTAAGTAATGTATTTGTATTATTTCCTCTAATACTAATTCCGATGACATATATTATTCGTAAATAATAAATGATGATTAACCCTATTCTTGCTGTTACGGGAAATGCTGCTATTTTAGCAGTTCTGCATACAATATATGGTGTATTCATCTCATATCTATTCTATTACCTGTTTGATGAATTCGATGATTCATGGCAGGCAAAACCAGCATGGTACAGAATAACAGATGTAACTGTTGAAATTATGTTGATCGCAGTCTTTGGATACTGGGCGTCCGAGGCAACACTGCTCATTCCTCCGATATTTGCCACAACAAAGGCCAAGGAAATTGCTGTTGACTCATGGGTTTCTGGAATCTTCTTTGTTATCGCATTATTCCTCTTCCTTGACGGTCTGACTGAGAAGCTCAAATACCTACAGAACCTATACTTTGAAGATGTATTCAGCACATGGTTACCTCAGTACGGGTCTATCATTGATTTTAGTTTGTCGTATGAACCCGTAACAGAAGAAGACAAAAAGAAAGCAAAGGCGGCGCGTAAAACGGAAGAGTAATAATACCTGGATAACTAACACCAAACATCATGTGCGAGCATTCATTCGTAGTTGATGATGGGGAATATGTATGCGAAAATTGTGGAACTATTGGAGACAGATTTATTGACGAAGGAGCCGAATGGCGAAACTACGATGACGGAAAGGAAGAAAAAGGACGTACTGGATTCTCAACATCCGATCTCCTACCAGAATCATCCTATGGTTCTGTAATTTCATTCCGAGGAATCTCATCGACTAATACGAATATGAAATCTCTTCAGCGCCTCTCTACGTGGTCGTTGTCATCCAATTCTGAACGGTCATGGATGGGAATTTTCGATAATATTCAATCACATTGCTCGATCCAGAACCTTCCAAAGTCTGTGATCATGGATGCGTGTGGATTGTACAAGACCATGGATGATGCTCAGAAGGTTCGAGGTGAAACCAGGAGAGCACTCATGGGTGCTGCTGTATATGTTGCGTGTCGACAGAACGGAGCATCACGTACTCACGAAGAGATTGCTGAGGTGTTCAGGGTAAGCATTCGTTCTTTGTGTAAGGCGGTTCCCAGATTTGCTGTTACCGAAAATACTGTTCTCCAAACCCAGTTGGGAATCGCAGAACGTCTTTGTGCTACACTTTTACTGAATGATAAGCAGAGGAACCAAATCTTCCAGATCCTGCTTGAGATTTCTACAAAGTCAGAGGATGATTTTGAGCATACTCCCAAGACGATCGTAGCAGGGGTTGTAGCATATGTAATGGGGTTCCGAAGCAAGGCCCAGATGAAACCAGTATCTGATGCGTCTGGCGTGTCATCGTTGAGCATCCATAAGTTGGTTTCTAAGATCTAATTAAATGGCCTGGAATCCGGCATCTGGTAGATTTCCATTAGGTGGTTCAACAATTGCAATGTCCCAACTTCTTACTGGATTTAATTTACAGGGCGGAACAGCAATAACAACTCCATTTGCCTTAACTTCTCTGATCGGAAAAACTCTTTATAATGCTGATGGAACTACATATACAGTTCCAGCAGGATCATTGAGCTTATCGTATTTTTATGGAAGATACTTTTTGAATACGGCACCATTTGTCCAAACTATTACAGCGAATACAACTGGTCTGACTCCTCCTGCGAATAGACCAACTCCTACCAATATCACCGTAAGTTTAGTTGGCGGTGGCGGAGGCGGCGGTGGTGGTGGAGGCGGTGATAGCAGCTTTGGAGGAGCTGGAGGTGGTGGTGGTGGCGGTGGTACATTGGTAACTCCATTGCTTCCATATACTTCTGGAAACATTGCGAATATTAGTCTTACTGTTCCAACAGGCGGCGGTAGCGGTAGCGCAGGAGCTGGTGGAGTTGGTGTTGCTAATCCTGGCGGTAATGGAGGTAATGGAACTCCTGCAGTTTGTACATACAATAGTCAAACATATACGGCTAATGGAGGCAGCGGCGGCGAGGGCGGCGGTGCAGGTACATTTGTTGGAGGAAATGGAGGGGGTGGAAATGGTGGTGCGGGCGGCACACCTGGTGGAGGTAATGGAAGTCAAGGCGATGGTGGTGATCCAGGAAATGGCGGTGCAGCTGGCGGACCAAATGGCGGTGCTGGTGGAAACGGTAGCCAGGGTATTCGTAGTGGTTCAAACGGAAATGCTGGAACAGCAAATCCAATCACGGTCACTTGGTATTTCACATAAGTTTCTTAATAATCTCTTGCTGCTCCTTGATGGCTTCGATCAGCAGACCAACTATGCTTCCGTAAGATACTGATTTCATTCCGTCTGAATAATCAATTTGAACAACTTCGGGTAGAATGTCTTCAACTTCCTGAGCAATGACGCCAACACGTCTTTCCCCGGGATGCGTATTTCTTTCAAAGAATACTCCACGCATCTTCATCACTCGGTCTAATGCAGAATCAACTGTTACAATATTCTTTTTTGTTCTGACGTCTGATGTTGCGATAAAATCGGGAGCACTTACATTGCAATTAAATTTTGCACCTCCTCCAGTGATACTATTGAGTTTCATTTGCCCCGTATTCGGATCTCCATCTGCACTCACAAGTGTAAGAACGCCTAAAGGAGTTGTAATCTGATTATTGAATGAAGTGGCTTGTATAGATCCAACTACAGTAACACTTCCATTCACAGTCTCATTGCCATTCACAACTTCATTACCATTCACTGTTAAGGCAGGTTGTGGAACAGCTGGACTAATCACTTGCTCGACGATCAGGAATCCTGGACTACCTGTAGCTCCCGTTGTTCCAGCACCATATACACCATTTCTGTTGTACTGATTCACATATGGTAAACCTCCGCTTCCAGCATATGTCGTGCCAGCAACTCCACCACCAATAAACCAAGACCCAGCACCTCCGCCTGCTGGCATATTGAACGTTGTGCCAACAACCAAACTATCAGAAATTCCAGGAACTCCTGTAACCAGTGCTGATGATCCGCCGCCAGTATATCCTCCACCGCCATTTTTGGCTCCATTCTGATTCGTAGCAGTTAGACCCTGATTTGTGAAAATACGCTCTGCAACACGAATATCTGTGCCTGTTGGAATCGTTATGTTTCCTGCTGTACTGATACTTGTTCCCGTTAATTCAAGTGACGGAATTGAAAAATTGAATGTTGCTCCGGGTGAAACTCCTATTATAGAGTTTGGTAAAGACTCATTCACAGTTCCAGCAAAAAACCACGTATAAGTAGAACCAGCTACGAAAGTTAGATTGAATGGGCCAGTTGTTACCGCACCAGAACTACCAGTTAAACCAGTAGTACCAGACAGTGTCGAATTTCCATTAAAAGATGGATATGTAACTCCTGGCCAATTGCTATAATTAGCAGTACCCGTAGTTCCAGTTAACCCCGACGCAACACCAACATCAACAATTGGTGAAAATCCAGCTGGAAGAATAAAACCATCTTCTGTTGACGTTACTATCGAGTTAAAGAATTGTAAGTTATTCACCTGAATAGTAAATGTTGTTCCTGGATTTGTAGTATATGTGGTTCCAACACCAAGAGTATTCTGTTGGAATGCTGCGGGGGGGTTAAATGTTAATGTCATGCCACTTGTGGCATTTCCAGCAATGTTATAGATTGATCCGCTGCTGAATGTTCCTCCCGTGATCGAAGTATCTGTTAATGTATTGTATAACCAAGGAGTATTATTGGTATAACTTGCAACCGATGTTCCTGTGTAGCCAGAACTGTAACCTCCTTCTGGGATGGGAAAGCCCTGCGGTTCTCCAGCAGCAGCACCAATACCTCCTGTTACTCCAGCACCACCGCCAGGAACATATAAGAATGTAGCTCCCCCCGCAAAGTCTACAACAAGTGCATTACCACCACCCGAAGCACCGCCATAAAGCTGGGCCCATTCAAGTGTCTGACCGGTGGCTCCAGTATTAAAGGTTACCTCTGCGTATCCACCAGCTCCACCAGTTCCGCCGTTTCCTGCTCCGCCAGCACCCCAAGCACGAACGATATATGTTGTTCCAGCAGCAAGACCAACATTTCCATTAGGACCCGATCCACCCGTTACCCCGAGATAGGTAGTGCTACCAGGATAGGTAATGACAGCCTGCCCAACAACATCAAGGGCAACAGTAGGACTCGTCTTAACGATTCCAACAAATCCTTGAATTGTATCAACTGTTACCTTAGGAGGTCCCTGAAACGGTCCAATGTTTAGGTAGTTTCCAGCTGTAGCTGTCAGTCCTGAAAAGATAGACGAGTTTCCTCCAGAGGTTGCGAATCCGATCATACCGGTTTGGTTCTCACTTACAACTTCGATCGATGGCGCATTTAGAGTTGTTCCGTCATATGTTAGTTGAGGAACAGATTGAAGTCCAGTGGGTGTAAAATAGACAATCTGACCCTGTGGGCCAGTGGGATTTCCTCCAGAACCACCTCCGGCAGGACCAGTAGGTCCAGCAGGACCCGTCGCACCCGTAACGCCATTCCCAGTAGCACCTGTGGAACCTGTAGACCCCGTGGCACCTGTGGCACCTGTGGCACCTGTGGCACCTGTGGCACCTGTGGCACCTGTGGCACCAGCAGGTCCTGGACCACTACCGCCCCCTGAAAACGGAGGACTAAATGTGGCGCCTGACCAGTAAAAAGTACCTCCTGGTGCGAGAATGATCTCGTTGGCATTTAACGTTGTTACCGTTGCCCTATCAGCACTTAGACTTTCAAAATATCCAGTTGTGCCAGTTAGACTCTTTATGTATGAACTATCAATGTATGCTAAGTCTACGGGATTAGAATCAGTACCAAGCTGTCTGAGAAACTCTAACTGTACCGGGTTTGTTGCGGAACCAACTCGCAGGGCATATGCTGTGTGAATATCAACAAGATCAACCGCAACCTGGTACGGCGCGCCCAATAATGGAGATGTCAATATTTTTGATACTAAGTTATGTTCCGGGGCATTCGAGTTCGAAAATGGATTTGGACCACTCATATTTATATTGAGTAAGATGGAAGTATTTAATTCATTTACTCGCCCTCAGAATATGGAGCCTCTATTCGATTCGTCTGCCACGACTCTTGGTGAGCGTTATACTTTGTTCCCTATTAAGGACTCAGAGCAGGACCTATACAAACTATACAAGAAAGCAGTAGGAACTTTCTGGACTGTTGAGGAAATTGACTTCAGCAAAGATAAGGAGGATTGGGAAAAACTAAGCAAGGATGAGAAACATTTCATTAAGAACGTTCTGGCCTTCTTTGCGGGTTCAGATGGCATTGTTCAGGAAAATCTCGCAGGACGTTTTCAGGTTGAGGTTCAGTCACCGATCGCACGTCTATTTTACGGTGTCCAGAATGCCATGGAAGGAATCCATTCAGAGACTTATTCTCTGCTTATTGACCAGTACGTGAAGGATAAGGATGAGCAGAAGATGCTATTCCGGGCGATTGATACGATCCCAAGCATTGCCGAGAAAGCAAAGTGGGCTCTCAATTGGATGGATGATAAGCGATCGTATGCTACTCGTCTTGTAGCCTTTGCCTGCGTAGAAGGTATCTTCTTCTCTGGGAGCTTCTGTGCTATTTACTGGCTCAAGAAGCGTGGTCTACTTCCCGGTCTGACGTTCAGCAACGAGCTAATCTCTCGTGATGAGGGACTACACACTGAGTTTGCTGTTGCCATGTATCACAAGATGGAGAATAAGCTGGACTCTGATACTATCGGAACCATTATCTGCGATGCTGTACGCATTGAGTCGGCATTTATCACCGACTCGCTGCCATGCTCGCTTATTGGAATGAACGCCCGCGATATGCAGCAGTATATTCAGTTTGTTGCTGACAGACTGGCGCTTCAGCTTGGCATTAAGAAGATTTACAATTCCACAAATCCGTTTGATTTTATGGAGCTGATCTCGTTGGAGGGTAAGACGAACTTCTTTGAGAAGAAGGTGTCAGAGTATTCTAAGCCAGGTGTTGGTCTCTCTCAAGCAGAGATGACTGTCCGGTTCGATGAGGACTTTTAATCAATACTTAAAATTGGAAAGTTAAAATTATTGCTTGAAATGTTAATATTTACTTCATGAATATCGGCTCTCGTAGCAGTTCCATCTAATATTATATCGATTCTATCTGTTCTAAACGTAACATTCTGAATTTTTGTTCCAATTAGCGGAACATATGATGCAACAGAACCAAAATTAAATCCTAATACCGATGAAGTATCAAAAGTAAGTGCAATAGTGTTAGGTCCTGGAAAACCGGTTAAACGTAGAACAATCGCTCCATATGGCCCACCAAGAGGTAGTCGGGGCAGTGGACCACCATCAGTAATTAAGCTAAATCTTACCGTACGTCTAACAATTCCACCACTTCCACCTCCACGGATATTTCCACCTGGAACCTTTGGCTTTTCTTCAGGACCAGTTACTCTATTGATCGGAACAAATGTAGGCGTAGAGGTATACTTATTGCTAAATGACGCAAGGAAGTCTATGGGACGATTAACCGATGGAACAGGCTGATATAAATGTGTGATAGTCTTCTGCTGCACCTGCCCTTTATCTCCGGTGTTGATGGCAGAATACTTTTTTAACTGCGTAAACTGTGACGCGTCTGGAGTCGGCATTCTTTTACGTTTAAAGAAAGAAGCTTTTGTCTATACAAAACACCAAATGAGCAGCTTCTTAAATGTCAGTGTCCTCGTACTCGCAACCATGGTTCTTGTCCTTGCCGGAATGGTCGGATACATGTATTGGCAGCAGAACAAGGTGATGTCTGTTGTTAGCTCACTTTCTTCTTTCGTAGCATCACAGCTTGTTCCTCCTCCTCTCGATGTTGAAGATTCGGAAGAGGAAGACGATCGGGCTTCTGTGGTCGAGGAGAAGACTGTTGAGGTCGTTGATAGAGTTGAGTTCCCTACTGCCCCCGTCCCAGAGGTAAAGCAGGAGCCTGATGTCGATGATCTTCAGACTAAGACATCGGCAGACCTTCGTGATCTTCTCTCTAAGAAGGGCATTCCTTATGGAAAGCGTGATTCTAAGACTGTTCTTCTCCAGCTCCTAAAAGCATCTGCCTAAATACAATGAGATTCCATAATAAACATTTAGATCTGTTAGCTAACGGTCAAACAAAGATACTTGTGTTTGACTGTGAGTTTTGGCATGTGCTTGGAGAAACTGGTGATCAGGCATACAAATTTCCTCCAACTGAGGATTTCTTTTTTGTGGCCAGAGAGATTGGAGGATTTCTGCTGACAAAAAATACTGATGGTTCTTGGTCATACAATAATCCCTTCTTTGTAACCTTATCAAAACCTAAACGCGAAGTATCATTTACTATATCAAAGTATGCGACAGTAGAAGCAGCAACTGCTAAAAAATTAGACGAATTAGAAGGAAGACTTGGTTTGTCTTGGGGTGTATCTTTTCCATCAAGATTATCACCAGAAGGACAGACGGCTTTAAAGGAGGGGATAAAGGCATATACTGAAGACCCCAATATTAAGGCACATCACAAGCCTCCATCTTGGTACAAGATATTTATGAAGCATTACAGTGAGTCTACGATCATTGTAAAAGGTACAGGTGATATTGAAGCATTACAGAATGCGGCTGTAATGTATGGGTTTGATTATCTTCCACCAAGACATATCATAGATATCGCGTTATGGAATCCTCAAAGCAGAAAGAAATGCGGAACAGCCAAGTTAGAAGGGACTTATCTTTGCATTAAGAAACATCTCGATCGGGAAACAAAACATATAGAAAGCTTTCTTCCACTTGAAAAAGCTCACGACCCAACTACAGATGCTTCTATGACTCTAATTGTAGCACTCTATATTCAATCTAAAAAGTGAGCCCGAAGGCCCTGCCCGAAGGCGTATTGTTCGCTACGGCAACGCCTTGAACTCGGCGGCGGCGGCGGACGCGGCGTTGAAGCGCGCGCGTGCCGCCTCGAGCTTTCTGGTGGCAGTTACGTACTCCTCCATCGTGTGAAGGTACGCCTCTCTCTGCTGATAATTCAGATGGCTCGGGATGCGTCCCGCGAGCGTAAAGACGAGCTCCCCCATCTTCCAGTTAAGGTCGAAGAAGGTATTGCAGGCCGCGTCCGCCGCGGCGTCCAGCTCGCGCTGCTTGTCCTTGCGGGACGGCAGGGCGTATGGTGCCGTGTCCCCTCCGCACGGAGAGGGCGCGCTGGGCTCCATCTTTGGGGCCCGGATGGCGAGGCTCATGTTCCCGCCGTTATTATTTAGTAATATGAACTTTCTAAATCCATTTTTAATCAAAGCATGTGCTACTGACCGTATTCTCACTGCTTCTTACCCTAAAGTGTGCCTGTTTTAGTTTACAGTAAAACTGGTATTCTTCGCGATGAAACTCGAGTTGTTCCATATAAAGCACATTGAGTTGCGTATGCTGTGGAAATCTTTCAAGATGTGCCTCCAGCTTTTTGATGCATTCGCGATGAGTAGCAATTAGTTCACGAGATGGTTCATCGTATTTGAGAACCAGCTCGTGTTCATAAATTGTTGGCTTTGGCGACGATCCTGCGCGAATAGGCGGAGGACGCATTTTACTTATTATAAAATTGTAAAACAAAAAATACGTTTTGGGCCAAGCCCGTTTCAGTTACACTTGGAGCACCCGTGAACAGGGCAGCATCCCGGTTCCTTCCGGTGGCAGTTACACCACGCGTGGCACGGCCGGAGCTCGCAAAAGCATCCCGGCATCTTGCCGTAACCGTCGATGTCGTGCCACGGGCAGTCGCACACATCGGGGTTCGTACAAGCATCAACCAAGGCACAATACGCCCACGAGAGCGCAAAGAGCGCGACGCAGCCGAAGAGAACCTCCATGGCGTCAGTAATATCTCGTAGTCTATTGATTTTAATTCCATTTTTACATCGTCCTCATATAACAGTAATGAAGTTAGTATCATTTGATGTTGGGTTACGTAATCTTGCCTTTTGTATCCTTGAAGGAACTTCACGCAAAGACGTTAAGATCTTACACTGGGATCTGATCGATGTAATGGCTGAAGGAGCTGGTCATGATAATCCTAAATGTTTTAAATGTCGTAAACCAGCAAACTGGAAGCAACAAGAACAATACGCGTGTTCTGTCCACAAGAAGGCGGGCAAGGCGTGTACAAAGACATCATTATCACAGAAGACCTTAGAGGCGTTGAAGAAGGAAGCTGGGGAGTTCAATATCGAGGGAACAACAAAGAAGTCCCTCGTAGACGCTCTCTATTCTCACTATGCTGCCCGTGTCTGGAAGCGGTGTGTAAAATCATGTAAGCAAGGGTCAGTTGTTGATTTGGCTCCTATGATCAATACTTCTTTGACCTCCCGTACTGCTATTTGGAATGGCTCGACCAAGGTAATCTTTGAGCAACAACCTGATAAGCGTATGATGGCTGTTCAGGCAATGATGCATATGTGGTTTGAATGTCACGGATATTCAACTAAGGGTGTGTCAGCAGTTCATAAGCTAACCAATATGGTCACAGTAGATGATGCCACCAAGACATACAAGGGACGCAAGAAAACTGGAATTGTTCACGCAGCAGCTTTGGTACCAGCTCAATGGAAGGACTATATGCTGAAACACCCTAAGAAGGATGACTTAGCAGATGCCTTTCTTCAAGGTCTTTGGTTTATGGAAAACTCTAAGTAAAAATTGGACGTAAATAGTCCTATTATGCCGTGGCTTTAATTACATCAATTCCAGCCTCCGAGGCAATCTCGTCACAGCCGTTGGCAGTGTCTTCGAAGTCCTCGTCCATGTCGGACGGACTGATCAGGGTCTTAATGACCTCAAACTGAAATTTCTGCCACTTCTCACTGCCGAACTCACCAATGATATCTACTGGCTTCTTGCCGGGCAATTCTTCATTGATGAAGTCAACATAAAACTCGTAGCACTGATCGAGAATTAGAGTGATGTTGTCTACAACGCCGTTGTTAATAAAGTCCTTCCACTGCCTGGTATTTGAAATGTTTAGAACCTCCTTGTGGAGATCAAACACAGATACGGGTGGGGGCTTTGGCGCGAGCTCGATCATCTTGGCCTCAATCTCGGCCAGCTGCTTGCGAAGGAGAGCGGCAACTGCTTGCAGGTTCTCCATCTTTGTTAGGTATCACACATACGTTATCAATAAATCCATTTTTGTTTTTGTCGATTAACTATAATGGAAAACGACGTCTGTAAATTAACGGTAATCCAAAATCCAAATAGACGATATGCGAATACTGTGAATATCGTCTTTTTTAAAGCAATTCCTTTAACCAAAAATTTTCAGAAATACATTGATGGCTTGAAAGGGTGGAAAGAACACATGAAACTATTTCCAGATAGTCAGCTTCAATTATTTGTAGACCGGGCAATAGCAGAGGATACTGAGATTCAACCAATCATCAAACAACTAAATGCCAGAGTAATTCTATTTGAATGCCCAGAATATTTGCGAGATGATGGATTTCATATTGGATTATTTGGAACCATGTTACGTTTCTTCCCAATGTTTGATATCAATACGCGACCATTTCGTGTTGCTCACATTAATGAATTAGAACCAGAACGTCATCATGTTGATAACTTTAAAACATTTGATATTGCTTCAAAATTAAAGGATATTTCTGTAGTATACGATAGCACTCAACTATTTGAGTCAGATTTTAAAGGACGTCAACTTATGAGTGACGGGCTTCCATATCCCTGGATATCAGCCGGTAAATTCTCTGCTATGGAAAAGATACCGTTTAGTTTATGGTCAAATTTTGTAAAAGACATCAAATCTGGAAAAGAAAAAGTACTGTACCATAGCGGTGAAATCAGAGCAAGCTTATCGCCAGAACACGATCAGTATATATTTGGAGTTGATGAAACATTTTTAAACAATGTATACTTGCCATGGTTGATTAAGAAGGGTAGAAGCATAGCTATTATGATAAAATGTAACCCGGCAATTTCTGCGTTTTACTTAGCTAAAACAATTAAGAAAGATCCCCGAAGTGCTAAGTTCTTTGAATATATTTTAAAAAAACGCCAACCAATTCATGCAGCACTGAGTCAGTTTGATAGAATGTTTTACTATAAAGATGCAACAGAAATCAACACTTCTTTAAAAGGATATGCAGATAGATATTATGAAATTGTTAAAAAATATCCGGATTGGTTAGGTGAAAAGTTTACTAAACGTATTCTTAATTTACAATTACAATGCACTACATATCGAAGACTTTTAATCGTAAAGAATGGGCACGTTGTAAAGTTAATAGATGTATAGCGCGTTAAAGTTTTCAGAACCCTAACGTCTCTAACTAACAAATGGACATCATCGGCTTAGATATGCTTGTAAATCCCAGCTTAAGTGGAGGAAGTGCCGGTGATACGGCTCTTCCAAATCTTGAAACGTTTGATCTTCCCAACTTTACTGAGGATGCTGCCCCACATATCGTGCCAAATCTGGATTCAGTTGGACAGACGGAAACATGGAACGGGGTTCAGAATATGAACGCCGATCACTTTGCTCCATCTCAGTCTCGCACTCGTATGTCTGATGAGCATGTTCAGCGCAAGAAGTATGAGACTCTACGCAAGTTCGATCGCCTGGCCAAGCTGGGCGTTCCCATGCGTAAGCGGTTCACGATGGACTCTTCTCTTGAGGAGATGGAGATGGAACTTGAGTTTATTCGTAAGGAGAAGGACATGGACCGGTCTGTTCAGCAGTTCTCTGAGTGGTTCGTTACTGGTATGGGCGGTCTCGAGTGGTCATCTAAGAATGTAGGCATGGTTAAGGCGTTTGGTCTTCAGCTCGATGGTCTTTCTGAGGCTGCTCAGATGAAGGTTGGTGATATGGAGGAAGACTTTGAGGAGCTATATGATCTGTACGGTGATAAGCTACGCATGCACCCCCTTGTACGTATTCCTATTCGTACTTGCATGATGGTCTACATGGTTCACCTAACGAATCAGATGGTTCAGAAGTCACCCATTCCTAACCTTGATCAGGTTCTCAAGTCAAACCCTGAGATCGCTCGCCAGCTTGCTACTGCCGCAATGCAGAGCCAAAGCAATCAGCGTGGAACCAACGTTGCTCCGCCTCCCATGGCTCCTCGCGGAGGAGATAACCCCATGGCGGGTCTTGCTAATTTCATGAGCTCAATGATTCCTCCTCCTCCCCAGCGGCCTCCTACGACTATCAAGTCACCTGTAAAGCTTCCTTCAAGACCCAACCCTCAGCCTGCGGCCGCAGCTGTCCAACCCCGCGTTGAGATGAAGCCTCCCAGCATCCCAGCAGATATCTCTGATCTTCTAAAGTCGGTTAATGCAGGGGTTACTGATAAGAAGGTGAGCCTTTCTGCCCCTGCTAAGAAGGGCGGTTCAACTGGGAAGAACTCAGTCTCAATCAAACTTTAGAAAACGGAAATAGCATATAACATGTGATAAGGGTAACAAAATGTACGTGATCATAGACGAGAACACCTGGGACGAGTACGTGAAAACGTACGATGAGATGGAGGCGAAGCTGCTGAAGTTTCCGTCTCTTGAAGCGTATGAATATCGGATGAACCCGAAACAAGAACACGTCTTGGTCGCGCGCTATATGGTTCGCGACCAAGAAGTTGTCAGCCAGCGAGCTGGAGAATGGGAATGTCCGAAGGACTACCTTACATACAAGTTCCCGAACACTTGCCCAACCTGCAATAATGACGGCTTCATGAAGGCCAACTACTGCTTGGTGTGCAATGATAAGGACCTGTGCCCGGACTGCTTCAAGGAGAACGGCTACTGCCGATGCGTCTACAACGACTACTAATACTATACTGGGCCTTTGGCTCAAATTTTTAACTGAAAAATTGGGTATTATCCCGTATTAAAAGTTAAAGCTCTCCTCCATCTTTCTTGGCAAGTCGCCAGACGTCAAGATGTCAAGAATTAACTTGTGCAGATCAGTCCGCGTGTATGTGATCTCCACAAGGAGTTTATACAAGACATGCCTTTTCACAAGGTCGTCACCCGTGGGGTGATTGTATAGCTTGACGAACTCCTGGACCACATTTACTTGCTGGTAGACCATTGGGGTCATTGGCTCGCTGAGCAGGTATAGTACCTTGGTCTCGTCGTTCCATATGATGCCTCTGCACCCAACGAAGGGGTTGATCAGACGCGGTCCACTCAGATTGAGCGGCGTTGGCTCCATGCTGTTAAAAGACTTTCAGCTTCAATACAAAAAATTCGTTTTGGTAAAAAATGTGTGCCCACATCTTTTACGAAAATCACTCGATAGCTAATCTCATAATCCTCTTGGTCTTCTCGCAACCCATCGGCATATTTACGTTATGCATTATTAACGATCAATTCTCCCATATACTAATTGATATGCTGTTCTCTCCAGCCTGTGTGGTTTTACTGGTTTACACTCCCAGGTAACTGCCCCTCCTTCGCAGTTACTATGTCTCACTAAACCTGAGACTCCTTTTCTTCGATTGTTAAGGCCAATGTAACCTATCTAACGCCCCTACCTTCCGCGTTAAATTGTGTCACACATTTGTTAAGCTCTTATACTCAACGTTCTGTGACTCCTATGTTCTGTAAGATCAGAACAATTCCAGAATATTACACATATTCACAATTAACGTCGTAATTTCATCGACCTTTCGGGCCAGCTACTTTAACTAAGTCTTTTGTGGATATCTGTAATACCCTGGTAATCATAATTCTATACAAAAAGAATCCGTTTTTCTGGACGAAAGGACAAGTTTTTCTGGACGAAAGGACAAGTTTTCAGTGAAAAACAACGCTCCCGATAACAGTGTAGTCAGGACCTATCTGTCCATAAAACCTACACGGCCTTGTCTCAAGCCCTTCCCATGATATACCTGTTTTCAGACACACATGAGAACTTTGGGGTCGGTAGACGTGTTCTTGGGATTACAAGCGCGTCGTCTGCGCGCACGCCGCCTGCCCTGCATTCCCATCGCAGGTTCCCGCCTTAGCGGAGCCGATCCACAAAGAATCAGCGGGAGCTCCTCGCCCCTAACAACCGTAATTCTATACAAAAAGAATCCGTTTTTCTGGACGAAAGGACAAGTTTTTCTGGCTAAAAAATTGGGCATTAGCCCGTTTAGTACGGGCCGTCTTCGTCCTGCTTCCAGAACCACCGCGGGCTCAGGGTATTCTTGACTTCGCGGAGAAAGTTCTCCGTTGCGCCGATCGTACCGACCTGGAGAACCCGAGAGTTCTTGCCGGTCGTAAGCTTCAGGCCGAAGCCGTTCTTGCCGCCCTTGCTCTGGTGGCTGATCGCGCACTCGAGAGGGGTGAATGGGTCGACGTTGAAAACGCCGCCGTATGGGCTCTCGATGCGAGCGACCCAGTAGCCGGGAAAGTCGAGATTCTGGTGAAACGTGACGGCCATGGCGTGTGTGTTAATTGTTATACTTATACACTGTTCGAATCCGTTTTTATTGCTGAATAAAGGGATACGCAAAAGCCCCTACAAGTACCAGCAGAACGACTATATCAACATTTCGAACAATCTTCTGATATTTTACAGGAAGCTCGTCAAACTTCTTACCATATTCGGCTGGCTTGAAAAATCCAGACATCCATCCGAGCAGTGTTGGTCCAAGTCTATCAGTGCAATCATAAATATAGTCATACCAGGCTAATGCAATATATGCTGCGGTTGCTAAAAGAAATGCTGCAACAAACCGATGAGCCAATGCCTTTGGATGGGGTAGCCAGTATACAGCTAATACAAATCCGGAAAAAACCAAACATTTAGGATTCAAATATAACGGCGTTCCAAACAGACCTCCTCCCATTTATACTAACGAAACAAAGGAGCATCGCCACTTGCTGCTGATCCCTTGAATGGATTTCCGGTACTTGAAACTGCAACTGCTGTTTCTCCATTGGTCATTCCTTCACGCGAGAAAGGGCCCTTGCCTCTGAATATACCAGCAGATAAGACTACAAATGCTGCTGTTAGAATTAAAGATATTACTAAATCCTTGGTTCCTACAAAACACACAGCAAAGATAGCTAATCTGCGAATGAGGAGATTCTGCGAGTATTCAGTATCATCATCGCTGAGTTCATGAGCAATAAATCTGCTTCCAACGTTCAGCAGAAGCAACATAATGCCCGAGAACAGTGTGCTGTTATTCAAAAATCCAACAACCTTATGTACGTGATGTAAGACCATTTATTAGAAGAGGCTAAATTTCTCTGTAACTTTAGGATCCGTGTGGGGCTTCACAGATGTAGTAGACGCAGGAGGGTCCTTTACGTCCTTACCCTTCTCTTGGGGAAGCTTCTCGCCCTTCCCAGCCATTAGTCCCTTCCCAGAAAGCATACTGGCCAGCTTTCCGATCTGAGCCATATCAGGCTTGGGAGCTCCAGACTTGGGCTGTTCTTTCTTAGGGCCTTGTTCTGAGGCATCTAAGTGTTCAAGCACCGGGTACGAGCTAATAAGATATGCTACACCGCATAGAAGACCAATTGGCTGGCTCTTCATGAATACACCAACAACTCCGAGAAGCACAAGTACATGTCCAACAGGGCTTGCCAGAAGCATAGATACAAACTTGGGAGGAGGGTGAGTGAAAAACGTAATATAAACTATCAATCCAGCGATGACAAGGTACTGAGGTGTAATCTTCATTTACAATATAGTGCTAATTTTTCTATGCTCCTTTGAACAAGATGAACTATTCGAGTCTGGATGATGTATTCCCGGACAGGCCGTGGCCTAAAAAAACGCACGGCATAGCAAAAACAGAACCCAAAAGAGATGCTGTTCAAGAAGGTAGAGTCTTTACTGATCCCAGAAAGCGTGGAGAAGCAAGTATGCGAACCATGAAGAAGGGTATCGACGATCTCACAAACACATTACCTATTGTAAAAGATGACGAGGAGTCTAACTTTCAGCCAGAAAAGGTTGTAACTCGTGAGAACTTTGGCATCACCAAGACATCAGAGACAAAGCCCTTTTATCGTACAGATGATGGAACTAACTTTGCTTATGCTCCTCCTTCCTTTCAGCGTGAAGGCCATGATGTAAGATTACAGCGCCTGTATGAACTTTTAGACAGACAAACCGGATCGGAAACTCCTGGAACGCAGGATATGCTTTTGTACATTTTTACAGGTGTGTTCTTCATTTTTACCTTTGATACCTTTGTAAATCTTGGAAAGCATATTAGATAAAAAGTGGTGAATATATCACCTAATGCTTCTCCACAGAGTATATGACCTTGCTAAGTCCGTATTGTCTCATGCACTTTTCCAGAAATAACTGGCATTCGGAGCATGGCTTCGAGTCCAGAAGTCTGTCGTGAGCATTGTAACGGTACACAATCAATGTAGCACCACGAAGTAGTGAAGTATCACCAAGATTCTTCACTACTGCGCGTTCTGCGTGAATCGTTTGACGTGAATAGCCGCAGCCCTTCGAGCGAGATCCAACTCCATTGTGACCAATGGCCAAAACCTTGTTTCGCTTCGTAATCACTGCCTGGTGGAAGTGTGTCCTATGCGGAAGAACGTCAGGCCGTCGGTTCTCCATGTTTCTAAGTATCCATTTGATATTATATGATTCCATTTTCTAAGTCCGGTCTCCAAGACGTGTCTCAATGCTCGAGAATTCATCAAATGCATTCTCAAGTGTCTCAATATCGAGGCTAATGCTCCACTCACCACCTCCTGGCCAGTACATGTATTGGTTCCCATTCATATCATGAGTACGAAGTCTGAACTGAAATCTATCTAGTTTTGTCAACGGAGGGAAGAACTCAATCTCCTGGTGGGCACTTGAGCTCTCATTATAGATTGTAACGGGGTCAGTTGCATTAGAAACAACAAACTTAGCAAAGACTGAATTTGTAGATGCAGAACGGTCAGCACCATTCGCAGTCTCGTCAGACATGTTCAGTCCCTTTGCTTCGAGAAAAAAGTATTGAGGCGGGGAGGTAAGTGTTGGTGCAGTATATGTAGGTTGAACATCAGGACCCTCCCATAAATTTACTAATACACCACCTACACCTGAAAATCGAGGAAATTCAGCACTCTTGATATTGATACTCGTGACACGTTCATATGCACGAGGCAGATAAACAGTAAAGTTTCCATTGTTTGGAAATAGTTGTATATCCCGGTCTCTCGAATCAATGTGAAGAATACGTGTACGCTTTACAAGTTTCTGTACTGGCTTTGAAGCAGAAATTTGAACTCCATTATAGTCGAATGCCCGATTCATTTGTGTTTGAACAGGAATTAAAACTTCCTGTAACGACGTGTCTTTCTCGCTATGCTTCTCGGCTGCTTTGTAAATTGCTCGCCTTTGCGTAATCCTTCTCTCTTCTTACGAGTTGTACGAGCATACTCAGATGATGACAATTTCTTGATCGCCTTAGCAGGAAGGTATCTTTCTCCTGTTAGCAATGACGGTAACCCCGACTTTGTTCTCCAATTCTGAATTGTCCATTGATGTAAGGAATTATTCGCCGGTCTCGCACCCTTGTACTTACCACCGCGATCCTTATACATTTTAACAGCCAGTTGAGCCTTGCGTGCACTCCACTGACCAGGTAGGCCTCCCTTTGATCCACGGGTGACCTCTCCTTTTACGCGTGTCCACAATTCTGGATTTGTTCTAATCATATTATAAGTATGAAATATTTGATAGTAAAAGGCGGACCATGCGGATTTGGCGACAGATTGCAATGCCTAAGAATGTATGTTAAATTTGCTCTTACAAAAAATCTCAAAATTTACGTTGATTGGGAAGATCCGATATGGTCACACAAGGGTGAAACATTTTACACCTATTTTGATTTAGTAAATATTCCTAAATTGAAATCGATCGACGACATTCCTGCGGATGCTACTGTATACCCTGCATGCTGGAAAGGAAACCTAAAATTACCTTATACGGAAAAAATGAAGCTAACAAATCCAGAAATTGATCTTGGTGCGATGCGAACTCAAGATTACAATGCAGACGTCGTAGTCGCTTCATCATGTGGCTATAGATTATTTTATAATGGTACACAAGGTGACTTTTTTGGAGATACGTTGCGTGTAATAGATCAACGTATCATTCAAAAAGTACGAGAACGTCAACAAAAATACGACCTAAAAACTAAGTTTGGTATTCATCTTCGAGGAACAGATCGGGCTATTAGAACTGATAAATCACATCGTATGGATGGAATAAACTGTCGAATGGTTCATGCTGGGTTACTAAATGGTAGTAAATTTATAGCAGTATCAGATGATGAAGACTTTATATCCATGTGGAAAAAACGCTACACCAAGTTTCCTGTTTTATCCGAATCACTAAATTTAGGAGGAAGACAAGGAACTCACTTAAAAACATCAACTGATCTGACAACTTCTAAAGATATATCAAATGTTGACCTTTTAGTAGATTTTTTTACTCTTGCATCGTGTCGGGGAGTAATTAGCACAATGAAAGATTCCAGATTTGCTAATGAAAGTCAGACACTTCACAACAGTATTAATAAAATACTAAGTCTCCCCTCCATTTAAAATGGATATGATTCCAGCAACTAAACAATAAGTAAATAATGGCTTTGACTATTCATGGATATCGGATAGCCAAACCCGCAAATGCTCATCATATCAAGGGAGTCCTAACTGTCAAACCATACGTTCCATCAGTGTTCGTAAAGCCTCAGTTTGTTCCACGATACAATGTCTTCCAAGAATCAGAAGAACACCTATACATTCCCAAGCATTATGGCATCCAAGAATATGGACCATATACTGTTTCAACACGCGATGTTACCAAAACTCCTGACAAGTTCTGGAAATTTACTGGTTCGCTTCGTCCGATCCAATTGCCTGTTGTAGACTCATTCTTGAAGCCAGAACCACACGATGGCATCATTTCTCTCCAAACAGGAGGAGGCAAGACAGTCTGTGCCTTATACATCGCAAGCCAACTACAACTTCCGACACTTGTTCTGGTTCATAATACATTCTTGCGCGATCAGTGGCTTGAGCGAATCGCAGCCTTCCTTCCAGACGCTCGCATTGGTCGAGTACAGGGAGAAGTTCTGGACATCGAAAACAAAGATATCATCGTAGCCATGCTTCAATCACTTTCTATGAAAGACTATCCCCCAAATACATTCAAGAATATTGGCTTAGTAATCGTTGATGAATGCCATCATATTGCCTCAGAAGCATTCAGTCAATCAATCCCAAAAATCACATCCAAATATATGCTTGGCCTTTCTGCGACTCCTGAACGCAAAGATAAGCTAATGCACGTAATCAATTGGTTTCTTGGCCCAATGCTTTACAAGTCAGATACTGCTGATAAGATTGATGAGAAGGTGAAGGTTGAGTACTTCGAATTTGATCCACCAGATAAGGAATTTAATTCGATCATCTACAACTCAGCAAACGTCATGTTCACATCGCTGATGATTAACAAAGTTGTAGAATACGAGCCACGCAATAAGTTTCTTGTTGAAATTCTGAAAGATGTATTTGAAGAAAAGAACAGACAGATACTTGTCCTTACGGATCGGGTAGAACACACTAAGACACTATATGATATGCTCCCAGGAGAGATACGTGAACTTACAGGAATTCTTGGACGTGAAGTAAAATCAGAACAGCGGACCATCCTGTGTGCTACCAAGCGTATTCTGATCGCAACATACGCAATGTGCAAGGAGGGCTTTGATTTGGCCACTCTGAATACTCTGCTTATCGCAACATCCAGGCCCGATGTAGACCAGATTGTTGGGAGAATTATGCGAGTAGAAAAAGAAGGTCGTAAAGTTCATCCGCTCATTTTAGATGTAGTTGATCCAGCTTTTCGGCGACAGTTCCAAGAGCGTCTCCACCTTTATAAGAAAAGAAATTACCAGATTGAGAAGGTGGTATTAGAGTAAAGTCTTCCTTTGATACCCATTCTGCTACAAAAAACGTATGATTGGGATTAGTTGCGACCAAGATCTGATATTGCGTTTCTCTTGATCCCAGCACAGGATATGTGGAGGAATCACTCTTTTTCATTACAATTGTCATTTTTCTTTATAGGTTATCATCGTCAAAACTGTATTGAGCAGTATAGTCATTGTAATCCCGAACTGCACGATCGCCATAATCACCATAATCAACCTGTAGTTGAGTTCCATCATCTGCTATAGGCTCATCGCCGTTCTCAACATAATCTCTTTCATCATTGTACCCTTCTTCAGGCCTGTCCATGTCAACTATAACTTCTGCTTCAAGCACAGGTTCCTTGTAGTTCAGTTCACGTACAAATCTTTCACGATCAACATTTGTGATGATAAAGTCAGCTAAGCCTAACTCCAACAGTCTTTGTGTCAGTTCACGCTCTGTATCATTCA